TTTAGGAGCTACCTGTGGAAACTGACACCTTGCCAGAGGCCAAACAATTGCCCCTATTTAATCCTACCCCGCCCCGTAGAATACCTGTGTTTTTTGGTATATCGTTTTTTGTGCCGGAAAGTAATGTCAAATCCCCCGGCCGAAGAGTATGGCAACACCACCTAACCCCCTGCGTTAAAGAAATGGTCATAGAAAGCGGTTTGCAGGAAGTCACATGGGGCTTGTATGAAAGGGATGGTTGGGGGCGGCCAGAGAAACTTGTACCAACCTTAGAAAAAGCACTGAACGAACTAAAGTCACACCCAGACCGCTTTATCCCCTTACAAAAAGATATTGGCATAGCAAGTACCTATAAAGGGTTAATCGGCTTTGTCGAGAGTTATTTACAGGCTTGCCGGGATTACCCAGAGGCAAGAATAGGCATCAGCATTTAACACAAAAGAGGCACAATGAATTTACCTAAATTAAGTAGTTTAGTTCCCCCGCACAATAACGATTCTGATTCACCGATTGCCCCTCCACCAGCCCCTATAAGTGGTGGGAGCGGGGTTGATATTTTCTTTTACCAGGACATCACCCCGGAAACAATTTTGAGTTTACGAAAGGAGTTGATTGAGGCCGACCGCCGCATAGAACGGTTTAAGGCTGAATACCAACTGAACGTAGACATCCCCATTAGACTGCATATCAACACGGCCGGGGGAGAGGCGTTAATTGCCCTATCTTTTGCCAGTGAATTAAACAGCCTCACAACTAACGAAATTTGGGCGTTTAATGAGGGTTTGGTGGCAAGTGCCGGAACGCTCATTTATTTGGTCTGTAACCAACGTTTTGCCACCAGTAACAGCTTGTTTCTTATCCATCCCCCACGAGGCTTAATCTTAGGCACATATCGGGAGATAAAGGACACCACAAAGGTCATTGAGTACGTTTACCAACAGGCGATTGACCTGTATGCCCTCCGCTCTAATGTTACCCGTGAAAAAATCGCAGATATGCTGGAACGGGAAACATGGCTGACGGGCGGGGAAGCGTTGGCCTATGGGATGGTGGATACCGTGATTGGTGGGATACCCCCCCGCCAAGCCAGTAATGTACCCTTAGCAAAAGGTGGGGGTGTTATGGAGGCGCGTGAGGCACGTTATGGGGGAGATGAAGTATGAGCAAAGAACGCAACCTCTATGGCATGGTACTGAGTGCCGCACGTCGAGAGGAAAAATATGGTATGAGGTTATACATCTCCCTTCATGCCTTACATTCGGCCGACGAAAAGGACGTAAGAAGCAACGCCCGGCACAAGTTAAGCACTCTTTTTCCGCAAAAGGACGGGTGGGTGGGGCATAACTTTGATATTGCCTTTTGTAACCCTAACTTAGTGAACACTGTTGTTTCATCGGCCGCACGGCCTGAGCCTTACCAGTTGCATTTTTTAGGCATGAGCGGCATCAGGGTTGATATGGCCTCCCCTGTTTTCGAGGTAACGAAAAGGGCAAGCCTTACCCGGCCGACTATTGTGTGCCGGGGCCTGTTTCACCTCACTAATCAATTAGCGGTAAAAACGGTTGAGGAAGTGCTGGTCAATCGCCTTCACCACGAGTTCCCGGCCGCCGAGTTCCCCATCCGGCTACGGGATTCTATGAAGATTGAATTAAGTTTGAATATTCAAGATAAAGGTGGGGTGAACAATGAGTGAAGAAAAAACAAAGGGTTCAATCATAACTAGAACAGATTGCCGAAGCGACGAGGGTAAGGTGGTGGGGTTGATAGATGCCGCTATTGGCATCTTTAATGTTTTGCCAGATTGTGACCTAAGCGGCAAAGAGGCAAGCGAGGCCATTAACGACCTTCTCTCTACTGAGTTTTATTACTACTTAAAACAGGTGGAGAAACAACAGTACCAGATGTTACACAAGCAAATAGGGTTAGATAGGGATAAGTAATATGCACCCACCTATTAACAACTGCCTTGAGCGTATTGGCTTAACAATTGGCGGTGTATTGGCTCTTTATCTTAATGACGCACCAATATACAGTCGCTATTCATCCCTCTGCATCATAGATGCTTCATCGGAATTGAGACGGGCTTTTCATGGCATAGCCGAATCAGAACCATCCCTGCTTATATGGGTTGACGGGTTTACACTCTTTGAGCAATTAGTCAACGGCATCAAAAACCCTAAAAATTCCCTTTTGCTGGAAAAATTATTTTCTAAGGTTGAGGCCAAAGAAATAGGTGAGAGTGAGTTTAATCAGGCTATTTTGGATATTGCGAAGGGGGAGTATGAAAGCTGAGGAAGTAACTCTCTTAGAGCTAAGGGAAATGATAAAAGATGCAAAGTGTTTGGTTGTCCAACAACAAATACCGCTTTCCAGACATGAGATAGAGCGAATCCTTGATAGTAGTCGCTTTGAGCCTATAGACCCCTTCTCAGAGGCCATAGTCGAAATTTTTAATGAGCGGTTGGCTGAGGCATGGGGAGCGCACAGAAGAAAAATGCCCCGGCCGCCGGAATGGTATCTACTCCACTACCGGCCGGGGTTAACCGCACTCAAAGCAAAACGGGAAATTGGTTAATAAACCCATTGACAGCGTAACACAAAGAGCGTAAAATAGGCACTATAACTTAATTAACCCGCTAGGAGATGCAACATGACCAACACAATGAATGACTACCGATATGAAATTAACAAAGTTATTAAAGATGTTCCGACTGAGGAAGGAACATTTAACGTTGAACCATCACTCCGCCAACACCAATACATGACCTTCGCTCAAGTTTGCGCCTTTTACGGCAAAACAGAAAGCCGCAAAGATTGGGTGGTCTCAGAGTTAACACCCGTAGAAGGTGAGGATGGCGTAGTTGAACCAACCAACACAAAGACCCTTGCTGATTGGGGTGCTTATTTGGACTTAGATTAGTTTTTTTTATTAACCTTTATATTCCAGGAGATGCAACATGAGTACCAAAACCGCCACCACCTTGTCCGTAGAAGAAAAACAAGCCGCATTATTCGCTTTACAAGCAAATGAATTAGGCTTTGTTGATAACCCAACCGCCGAAGATTTTGCCAAGTATGCTTTGGGCAAGAAAGTGTTAGCCTATTATGAGGTTGATGGTGAGGGTAGTGACGTAACTTTTACCCCGCGCAACATGCCAGCCGATGGGGATTGTGGCACGACTGTACCAACCAGCAACGCCGAACTTCGCCATATGGCGAAAGAAGCCTTAGATAACTGGCTTTTCAATGAAGATGACCCAGAAATTGACCCAGATGGTTATGTTAAAGCTGGTTTAGAAGTATTAGCCTCTGAGGGTGATTATGTGCCGGATGACGACATTCCCGGCCTGTTTGAAAACCCAAGCCCAGGCGAAAATGTTTGGGATGTTTTAGGGGAAATTGCCAAAGGTATTGGTAGCGGCCGGGGCCGGTAGTTATTGGCTTACTCAGTCTAATAGCCTTGAGTTATTAGGCTGAGATAAATCAATAACCCAAAGGAGATGCCCATGTTATTTTATGCAACATACTGGAAGGAAGATAAACCCCAGACAACGGGGTACTATGAACAGGCTTACCACGCCTTGTTATTTGTTAAGGCAAGCCAACAGGATAAATGTACCCTTTGGTGTGCCATGCCTAACGAGATGTACCATGCCAACTTAGGAGAGGTTGTTATCTCTGAAAACCAAAGCGAGTTAGAACTGGTTGCCCTTGAACATACAAGCCGAGCCATCGTTATTCGAGATGAACGGCAGTCAGCACGGCAAGAAATGGCAAGATGTTCTGAAAGTTCTTTCTTTCGCTTTTTCTGCACCCCAGAACGGTTAACGGAAAAAGCCGGAAAAGATATTTTCTTATCGCAACTCTCACCGGCCGGGGATATGTCAATTAGCGATGGGGAAGGAAAGGAAGGTTATTCCCGCCTATGTTCAGTTATTGATTTGATTGAATATTACAATGTCAATTACGACAAAGTGATGGCCTTAAATTCAATCAGCCTATTCTTAGAGTGTGCGACCTTTATTGAGGCGCACCTTAACGTGTCGGCCGGGGCGCAATGAGTACCCTGAGAACACCCGCTTACATCCTTCAGTTGGTTGACAAGCTGGTTAATGAAGCTAGTGCCATCCCTTTCCCGGAAGGCGGCCGGGGTAGGGGGATAGCAGTAAGAAAGATACGCTCCCGCCTAACCAATGCCCAAAAACTGCTTGCCCTACGCCGTAGGCAAGCCTACAAGGGGCGTTTTGATGAAACAAGGGTCAATGAGCTAGAAGATAAAATAAAAGCACTCTGGCCCCGCAATTTAAGCCACTCATAAAAGGAGAAAGTGACCATGTTAGTAGAAAAAGATTATGCAGGTGTACCAACTTTTGCCCCATACCCCCGCTTATCCAAGCACCGGGGCGGGAAACGAACCTTTGTTAAGCCATTGTTCGGCCGGGATGGAAAGCCAAGTGGTAAAAAACAAGGCACAAAACGCTAATTAGCTTTATTAACCTCAAAACTTCTTACCAAAAAGAGCCTAAATAGGCTCTTTTTGTTTGCTTTTGCGTTACGTTTTTGTTACAATTAGCTTTATAACTTAACCACTTCACAAAGGAGATGCTATGAACGAACTAAACGGTTTTAAGGAAATTACAGAGGAGCAATGGTTTGATGCTTTAGGGCAACTTCCCCCGCTCTCTTGGAACTCCGACGAATACGGCTTTACCCAACGGTTTTTCTGTATGGAGTTCCAGTGGGGTACACAAACAGATTGCTATGTTAAAGTCCACGACAAATACTTTGCGAAAACAGTTGATTATTACGATGAAAAGGCACTGCCCCTTTCGTCTTACCGTGACTTTAACCCTCTTTCTGCCACTGAGTAGTTTTATTAGCCCGGCCGGGCGGGTAAACCCGGCACTCCCTCTTAATATGAACAAGAAATTATGGGACGGGGTGTTGAATGACACCCAAAGAAACATCTTAGAGGCTTTGTTTCGACATAGTTACTTTAACCATCACCAGCACCGCACCTGCGTACATGGGGAGCGAAAGGTATAGTTTGGGGCTTTGCTGGAATGGGCAGACCGAGAGGGCGTTCCCTGGATATTACAAAATATCGTATCGGGTATGGCGGAGAGGCGGGAAAGTAATGAGCGGTACTTTAGCGAGATTCTAAGTGAGGTCATGCAGGATTGCCAAACGGTTTTAGAAAGAATTGCGGCCGCTAACAAAACCATGTTGACCAACCCCGAAAGCGAAGTATAATCAGATTTATCCTTTAGTCGTTAGGTCACTTAACCCATTAAAGAACCTCCAAAAGTTCGGGTTATGCAAAAGCCCCATGACCAGGCATCTCCGATGACTAAGGGTGAAGTTAAGTTAATAGAAAAAAACACCTCTGACGAGGTGTTTTTTTTGTTGTTAAGATGACAAATATATTAAAATGAATTATCCTGAAAAGAAAGGGGTAATAAATCATGTCAAAGTTACAGTATGTTGGCACTTATGAAGTGCCATTAGAAAACATTTCTTGGAGTGAGTTCAGCGCAAATGAGATGGATGATAGCCAAAGGCAACGCCTATCATCTGAATTAGAGGGTATTGGCCTCCCTGTTACCTTACCCTCTTTACTCAAGAAAGAGGATGGGTATGAGGTGCTTGGGGGCCGACACCGCATAACTGAATGGGGGAATTTAGGCCATGACAGTATTGTTTGCAATGTTTTTGCCGGAAACTTGTCTAAAGAGGAGAAGTTTAATTTAGTAAACAACCTCAACACCGTTCATGGCAAAACCAGTAAGAAAAAGCTAAAACAAATCATTGACGCTCAAGAGTTAACCCTAGCCAAACTAGATATTTTCCGGCATCCCACCGTAGAAATAATGAAAATGATGCAAGAGCAACGGGTGGAGCAAGGGCGGGAAAGCATGAAGCTAAAAGCCGATGTGCTAAAAATAGCCCAAAGAGTGAGCAAGAAAGTAGCTGAGGTAATAGCCAAAAATGAGGAGGCGGCCGTAGTCTGTTTTGTGATAGACGGGCAACCAGTAAGCGTAGTTAAAATAGATGCTAATGTGAAAACCCTCAAGAGCAATGTGAGAATGTTACAGATGGCCATGGAAGAAAGTTTGTCTGACTGGCTAGAACATGGCGAAAGTGTGTCTTTTGAGGAAAACGAGATTTAACCCATGCCTAGAAAAAAGAAAGCTACTCCCCCGGCCGACCCCCAAAGTGAAAAAAGCGAGAAAAAAGAAAAACCAAAAAACCCGAAAGGGGCCGGGCGCAAAAAAAGATTCACGCCTAAAATGCAAGCCATGTTTCTTGAGTTGCTTAATGACTGCAAGACGGTAGATGCCGCTTGCGCTTTGTGCGGTATAGATACCTCAACCTACCGTAAAGAGCGATTGGCTAACCCAATTTTTGCCGCTTTAGCTGACAAGGCCAAAGATAGCCGGGTAGAAGATATAGAAGATTCTCTTTATCTCAAGGGCATGTCAGGCGACACAAGAGCAATGGAGGTACTTTTGTACAACCGTGCGCCGGAACGTTGGAAAAGTATTACTAGAATACAAGCCACCTTAGATGGGCAAGTTAATCAATTAGTGAGCGGACAAATTGACATTAATCACCGCTTGGCGGGTATGAGCGATGAAGCACTACAGGTACACATTAAAAACCTTGCGCTTATTACTGCCCAGGCCACAACCCCAGATGAAGATGATATTGATTTAGTAGAGGTATTGTTCAGTGGTCAATCCGAGCGGAATAACCCCATCATAGATGCTGAATTTGTAGATACCGGCCGACTAGAACCAAACAGACAACCGCAAGAAAATGAGGCCACGGCCGATGTGGTAGACTTCGAGTTATAAACCTTGAACATTCAAGCACCATGAACCAAACTCACGAACTCATTACAGCACTAGATGAAAAACTGCGGCGGGTAAACATTCAGACCGGCCGCAAATATATGGGTTTGCTGGAATGGACAATCAAGCACCGGCCGCTCATTAAACCTAACCTTGCCTTTGACCTGGAGCATCACCAGTTTTTAAGGGGCATTTATGAGTGTGAGGCCAAAAAGATTGTCTTAATGAAAGGGGGGCAACTTGGCCTTAGCGAATATGCGGTTAATCGTGCCTTGTGGTCATGTGACGTAAGAAAGGCTGATGTATTCTATGTTATGCCAACCGATGGGGATGTAAGCGATTTTTCACAAAAACGCTTTGGGCCAGCCTTAAAAAGCAGTCCCTATCTCGCTTCTTTAGTGGTCAATGCCGGGGAGGGCGGGGCCGACAGAGTGACCATGAAGCGGGTGAGAGACAACTTCATAACCTTTCGAGGGGGGAAGATTGATACTGAGGGAAACGCCTCTCAGTTACGCTCTATTGATGCCGATATAGGGGTAAGGGATGAAGTAGATGTGATGAACCCCAGGGTAAAGGATTTAGTTTCAAAACGGTTAGGTCACTCTCTTATAGCAGAGGAACTAAGCCTCTCAACCCCTACGTTTAACTCTATTGGTATCCATGCTGAATGGATGCAGTCAGACCAAAGAGTATGGTGCTTAAAATGCCCTCATTGTGGCACATGGCAAGAGATAGACATTAACAATGTGGTCATTGACTGGAATCACGACCAACAGCCCATAGCGTGGTATGGGCAAAAGATTAACCAGTATCTTTGCTGTTGTAAAAAGTGCCACAAGATTTTAGACCGCAAATCCCCCGGCCGGTGGGTGGCTAAGTATCCAAGTAGAAGCAATGACTTAGTGGGATTCCACCCAACCAAACTTTGCTACCCCCGTAGCCCCCTTAAAGAGATGGTGCAAGCCTTACAATCGTTTGATGAATCTAAAATCCGTGAATGTTGGAATCAGGATTTAGGATTACCCTACTCTCCGAGAGGTGGCCGTCTAACCGATGAGGATTTGAACGCCTGTAAAATGGGTTATCTCCCCGGCCCGGCCGGAGGCGGTAATTTAATGGGAGTGGACGTGGGCAAGGTGCTTCATGTCATTATTCGCGCCCCATTAAATGAGCAAGGCAAACGACCTTTACTGTGTGCCACAGAAGCCCAACCTTCTGATATTCCGCTCCTTATGAGCGTCTACAAGGTTAAACGGGCAGTATTCGACATAGGCCCGGAAACAAATATGGTGCGGGGGATACAGGCGCAATACGGCCGGGGGCGGGTTTGGCTTTGCCGTTACCACACCAGCCCCGATGGGTTGAGGGGTGTGGCTTCAGTTGAGTGGAATGAGGAAGATATGATAGTTGTCGCCGACCGCACCCGTACCCTCGACCTCACCTATTCCAGATTTAGAGCCAGAGAGAACGCTTTGCCGGGCAATGCTGATTCCATTCCCCGCTATTATTCACAACTAAAAGCACCACTGAGGCAAATAAAGAACGGCCGGAGCGTTTATATTGAAACGGAAGCCGACCACTTTGCCCATGCCGAAAACTACTGTTTAATGGCTTCTCTTGCCCCTGAGACGGCAATTATAAGCCTTAAAAAAGACATACAAACTGGTTTTGATAATGTTTGATGTATAATGAGGATTTATGAAAAGTTTTGTTATTGTTTCAGAGGGCGTTATTGTAGGAGAGGGTATTATCTTCTCTAATGGCTATGTGTGCGCCGTTCCGACGGTATCTAAGTTTATGAAAACTCCACCCAGATTATTTAACTCTTTGAGTGAGTTTGAACAGGCGTTAGAGCAGGAAGGGAATGGGGCGGTTATCTCTTTTCAGGCCAGCTTAACCCCACCCCCCGCCAGAAAGAAAATAGAGGAATAAAAGATGGAACGGTTTGATTTACCCCCGGTAGTGCAAGCTATATTGAATATTGTGCAAACGCTTGTCGGCCGACAAAGCAAAGATAACCCCGGCCGTGGGGCAGAGTTAATTGTTTCTCAAGGCAATCAACTACAAAACACGCAAGATTATATTGCCCCGGCCTACACCCAAAAACCTAATGCCGAAAATGCGGCCGCTATGATGCAGGGGCCAAGCGAAAGGCAACGGGTTATCATTGAAAGTCGCAAGCAGTTTGACCAAAACCCCATTTATGAAGCCTTATTAAAAACATCGGCCGTGGACATCACCAGGGGAGAGTACGTTATTCAGGTACAGCCGGGGGCAATAGCCGAGCGACAAGCCCAAGAGTTAGCTGACAACTTCATGGAAGATTTAAAGGTTAATTCCCGTACTTATGAGTGGTGCTTACAAGCCAAGATAGACGGGGATTATTTTCTTGAGGTTGGGGTAGATACGAAGCTCCGGCAAATTACCCGTATTGACCCATTTGAAACATTAGATGTAAAGCCGGTACTCAACCGCCGGGGTCACTTTGTTGACCGCTCTAAAGCGTTTCAGGTGCAAGAATTTGGGAGCATGGCCGGGGGGGAAGCCGTTTTTTACCCGCTTTTTCTAGTTGTTTGGGGCAAAAACAACCCGCAAAACACACCCCGCAACCCATACGGGCGGCCGGAACTCCGTTCAGCTATTGGTGCTTTTCGCCGGGCAAGCCGGGGATGGGACGATGTGGCTGTTCGTCGGGCTATGAGTGGGGGTAAAACAAGAGTTCACACCCTGTCAGATGTTAGCGAGGCCACAGTAAAAGCGTACCGCGAGGCCAACAAAGAAACGCTTAATGTTTCTTTTGATAACTTGGCTTCTATCTTAGACATTTTTACTACAGCCTCTGGCAACGAAAGTTACAAAGAGTTTCAGGGTGATTCCATGCTTGACCGCATTGGTGACATTATGCACCACATTGAAACAGGGGCTATTGTGGCTATGACCCCACTTGAACTTATCGGTTACGCCAAAAACATTAACCGAGATATTTTAGAACAAAAAAGCAAGCAATATCGGCAAGCCGTAGCTGATGGTGTAGATTGGATGGGAGCGCAGTTTATTGAGCCTCTCATAGACAGGCATTTCTATTTAAATGGTGTTTTTCCCCCACTCAACCCCTACACCATTACCCGGAAACAAACCTCCCAACTAACCCCCCGCGAATTGATAGACGTGGGGCAAGCCGTAGCCTCTTTGCGGGGAACAATGGTTATAGGGGATAGCCTTATTCTAAAAATTGTTTCCGCTTTGCTCCCCCATGTCAGCCTTGAGGAACTACAACAGGCGTATGCTTTAGAGATAGCCTCACCTTTCCCCGACCCAACTAACCGTATGGCTAACTTAGTCAGCCAACCCAACATTCCCCCTAAATTACCAACTAGAACTATTGCTCCCCCGGCCGACACTCAAGATGAACAGCCAGAGGATGATACCGATGATACAGAGGAGTAAACCTTAAAATGAACCTTTACATTGCTTCTTTCCCGGTAGATAACCGCGCTCCGAGCGGTTTATTGTCGTTAGCGGTAATTGATGATACCGGCCGGGCGTTTTATGCTGAACGAATCGGCTATTTGCCTGAAAATCTTTGCCCGGCCGGACAAGCTAACCTGTCAGCCTTTAGCTTTGCCAACCGCGCAGAGGAAGCTCAAGCCCATGTAGGCAACCGTGAAAATCGCCTCCGGCCGTACCTAGCTGTCAACGAACACCAGCTAGGAGAGAGCGTTACCGCCGTTATCTCCCACCCTCAAGGGATTGCCACTGCCCTGGCTTTTTGGCTTGAACCATACCCCTCTAAAGAAAGCCTTGTGCTTCATGGTGTGGCGGCCGAATTACAGTTTGCCCGGCTTAATTTGGGCAGTGGGGGGTTGTTAGGCAAATTAGACCGTACCAACATCAAGAGTGATTTAGACCACTTGTTAGCGGCTCACGATATGCAAGGGGTTAATTTGGTGCAAGTGGCTTATGGCAAAGTTCCCCCGGCCCCGGCCGGTAGTGCCTTAGAATTGGCCTATGCTATTCGTTATATGTTTAACTCCCTTATTGCCCAACCCGCCCCAGACGAACCAACGCCCGAACCTGAGCCTGAGCCACAAGCCATTGCAACCCCGGCGCGTAAGGCCAGAGTTAGACCACAAGACAAGGTGAAAAACGATGAGTGATAATCAACCGGCCGAACAGCCCCTTGTTAGCCTAGAGCAAATGGGTTCATTGTGGATAGTGATGGTACAAGGCCAAGTTGTTTGTGAATCGCTTAGTTATGTGTCTATGGCTTATGTGCGGGATATGGCACTGAAGCTAATAGAAGTGAGTGGGGAGAACCATGCCTTAAAAGCTGTGATAGGTGATTTAATCGGCCGGGTCAACTCTGACTTGAATGTTCAAGATTCAATACAAAGCCTGTTTGGGGAAATAATGGCAAAGATTGAATTACAAGAGCAGGTTCATGGGCGCATCGCTGACACTCACACCATTAGCGTACAATTAGGGCAACTGAGAAAGCTAAAAGAGTTGCTTAAACAGTTGTTTGAAAAAAAGCTAAATGATTATGGGGAAATTATAGACATTCCAAAGGGGGAATAGATGACTTCTTTACTGGCATATGGTGATTGTATTTTAGTGGCCCCAAAGAAAATGGAGGAGGCCACACCCTCCGGCCTCATTATCCCCACTAAAACAGGGTATAAGAATGAGGGCATTGTTTACAGTGTCGGCCGTGGCAAGTTTAGCAAAAAAGGGGTGCGCCTCCGGCCGGATGTAGAGGTGGGGGACAATATCATTTTTGATAAATTAGCCGGAATACGGGTTAAATTAAATGGGGTGCAAATGATTTTGATTCGGGCGCATGATGTTATTGCGGTAATGGAAAATGAAACGGAAACCGAAGGGAACTAATTCAACCACCCCATACAAAATAGTAAGGCCGTCAAGTACCCATGCCTCAAGCATACTCACCCTAACCACCCCCAAAATTGTCCTGTCCCAAAGAATTTTATGGATAACTTCACCTCCCTTCCGTACCCGTTGAGTAAAGCCGTAGTGGAGGCCATAGAGCAACACAACAGCCAAGTAAAGTTGCCCCGAACATCGGCCGGACACACCACCTATCGGTTTATTTTGTTTTATGGGCAACACGCCCGGCCGGGTGAAGATGACTGGCTCATACCCCTAGATACCCGCAATATGACTGTGGGTATAACAGTGACAACATGAACGAGAACGAACCACAACCCGTACAAGTCAACATAACCTACCCTAAACTCCCCCGTGTTTCCGGCTTCACGGCCGGGGTTACTTTTTTGTTAGCCATGTCTATTATTTGCGGTATCCCATTTAAAATGGTTGATTTTGATATAGAGGCGGTTGTTTCAATCTGCTTATTGGTGGCGGCGGCCGGGGTGTTGGGTTGGATAGATTCTATCAACCAACAGCATGATAAAAAGAATGGTTAATCCAACTGATATTTTGAATTACACCAGCAAGCAAATAGGCACTGCCCAAAACAGTGCTTTAATGCGGTTACAGTTAATTATGACTGCTACCGTTCATCAAATATTTGGTGAGTTCAGTGCTAAGGCGCAAAAGATTGTCATTGACCAGGCTGGCCCAAACGGGTTACTAGATTCTAATGAGGTACTTCCCGCCTCACGCATTATAAAAGAGGAGTGGAAAGCGGCTTTTGCTAAGTACGAACAGGCACTAGCCAACGGCCTACAAAATGCCGTTGCCATACCCTTTGCGGCCGTGGCCCGGAATCATTTCCGCTTTATTGGCCCCGAACCATACCAAAGAGGGGATGTTAAAGAAGCGTTCCCGGCCGGGATAGGGCAAATACCATTTACCCCAGAGTTAAACCAATTTATTAACCAGACAAGGGAGCGGGTGTACCCTGATGGATTAAACCTATCAGCTAGAATATGGAAGTTAGATAACCAAAGTTGGGCGGGGATAGAAAAAGTATTATTCAACTCAGTGGGCAAAGGAGCATGGGAAACAGCCAGAGAGCTAGAGCAGTTTTTAGGAGCAAATCAGAATTGCCGCAGGTGGACAAGGGAACGATTAGACCGTACCTCTAAAGCCGCTATAGCGGCCGGTAGTCAGGCGGGGCTACTTCGCAAAGAAGATGGGCAACCATGCAGTGCTAAAGGGGTATCTTATAATGCTTTACGGTTGGCACGGAATGAAATTCAAACCATTCACCATGCCATGAATGACTACCTCTTAGAGCAACAGCCATACATCACCAAAGAGCGTATTTACCTATCGGCTCAACATCCCCCCATAGGTTGCGAGTGTGAGACAGTGGTAACTGGTGGTGAAGGTGGCAAGGGTATTTACCAATTAGGCACAATTAAGTTGCCTATTCATGTGCTTTGCCTCTGCTACAAAGTGGGGCAATATGAGGATGAGGATAGTTTCTTGGCACAACTGGCGCAATGGGTGGGAGTTGACCCTAAAAAACGAGAACCATTGCTCCCCCCGGCCGGTGAGTTACCCTTTAGCATGGCTTTTGGTGAGCCTTTAATGGGATTGGCAATGACCGGGGCATATCCTAGAATAGATAATTACATGGCTTTTTTGGGGATTCAACCCCCGACCGTGGATAAAGGGGAAAGTTGGGGAAAGGCTTGGCGTAACTTATTGGCTATTTCCGCCGTATTTTTATTTTGGCTGTTGGCTGACCCAGATGAAATGTTAGATACCCTGAACAGGTAGGTAAGATATGCCCCGCATTAGCTTTGATGACACTGCCCTCAATACCCAACAAAACAGTGCCTTAACCAACGCCGCTCAAATCGCTCTATTTGATATGGAGGTAAAGCGGCTTTCTCTCATTATGCAGGTAGTGGTGGCTGACTTCGCTCTCAACCGGCCGCCGACCGTAGACCCCGACCGATGGGCAATGATGATAGCCGAAAGTGTAGGCGGGTTAACCTGTATGCCCAAAGAGTTTTTGGAACAAAAAAGGCGCATTTTGATTATGGAGTTAGGCTTTATGGAAAATCAAATGGGGGTAGAGCGCACCATTCCAAGTAAGAGCGAAAGAAACAGCCGATAAGTTGACATATTACAGCGAATCTTGTATATTCAAGGCATCGCAATAGACCCCCGTAACATACTGCGGTCTGCGAGTGGAAATTTTTCCGCTTGCAGACCGCTTTTTTGTTGCCTATTGCCCTTTGTCGAGAGGTATGTAATGAAGAAAAAAACAAGCCAAACAATTACTACCACAGATTCACCTATATACGGTGATGCTTCATTGCGCGACCCAGCAAACTCCGACCTGTTAAGGAGAGCCGCCCGGAACTTGCGTAACCTGCGTTTCCGTAAAAGAGGATGTAACAAATGTCCGAACTAAAAAAATTAGTAGAGAGCATTGAACCATCCCAATTTTCTCTGAAAGAGGAGAACGGTTTGCCTACTGTTCGCATCAAAGATGCAATTGTAGTAGGCGTAATTAACCGCAACCGCCGGATTTACACCCAACAGGCGGTAGAAAATGCCCTTCGCAAGTTATCAGCCAACCCGTCAAATATCTATGGGTCAAATGAGATAGCAGGGCAGTTTACGGGAGAGGTTGAACACCCCTCTAAGCGGGATTTTAAGCAAACCGTTGTTAAGTGGAATCGCTTTGAGTATGGGGAAAGCGTAGAGTTCCCCGGCCACAGTGCCGTTCACTTAGTAGGAACACTTATTCCTACCCCTTTGGTTGGTGAATCCGTCTTAATGCTTATGAAGTCAAAAGTGTACCCGTCCGGCTCTTTATCTGGGTCTGGGTGGGGGCGGCAGATTAGCATGGACGGTGAACCAATAGAGCAGGTTGAGGAACTAGAGTTGATGAACTTCGACCTAGTAAGCAACGCTTCTTTTACCAATATTGCCATGTTAGAGAATTTCCAAGCTATTGAACAGCAACAGGAGAACAAACCAATGCCCGTACCTACCCCTCCAAATCCGGCTAATCCTACTCTCAAGGATTTAGCGGCCGTACAAAATTTAGACCAGTTGAAAAATGATTACCCTCTTGTTTATCAAGCCATTATCGGTGAAGCTGAACAAATCTCTGAGGAACGGCGCAAGTCATTAAAGTCCGAAGTTCTTCAAGAGATTAAAGAAGAACAAGAGAAAAAAGAAGCCGACCAAAAACGCATTGCCGAGGCTTTAGCCGCACGGCAAAAAGGGTTGGTTCAGGCGTTAGGGGCCGACAGCCACGATGATGTAACCGTTATCGTTGAGCAACGGATGCGCGAATTAGAACAGCTTCGCCAAGAAAGCCAAACCCGGCAAGTCCGTGAGTACATCGAATCCGAAACAGCCAAACCCCGCTTTGCCAAAGAATTGCATGAGCAAATGACAGCCGCTATTAAAGCGGAAAACCCCAAAACCGTTGAAGAAGCCAACGAAGTGATTAAGAAGTACGTTTCTATGTACTCTAAAGTCGCCGCTACTATGGCTACTCAAAACTTGGGGGGGTTAGGGGTCAACTACTCCGGCACTGCCTTTGAAAGCGAAACCGGCCAACCTGCGTTTGCACGGGCCTCTTACGCTTTTGAAGAAAGTTTTGTCCAACGGAAAAACCCGCTTCACCTTGAAAATCATTTTGACCCCCGCAAGCCAAAAAACCGTGCTGAGGTGTTTACCGCTCAATACCTTGCTCATTACGACAAGACTTATAAAGCGGCTTTGGAGAAAGAGGCTCAAGCCTATGCTGAATCCACTACCTCCGACCTCAACATCCCTTACAGCTACATGCGGGCTGTTATCTCTCAAGCCTTCCCGCTCTTAGTGGCGGCCAATGTGTTTGATTTTGGGGTTATTGATACCCCAGACACCCGTATTTACTACGAAACCTACGAAGACGATGCCCTCCGCTATGTGACTGTGACCAATGAAGCGGTAGCGGTGACGGACGAAGATGTCTGGGTTAACTTGGACAACAAAGCGGTAGTTATTGATTCTGTTGTCGTAGTGGACACGGCCGGGCCAACCACGTTGGTTTATCAAGATGATTACATTATCAACCATGACCTGGGGCAAATTATGATTCTCTCTGAGGAACCAGATGGTTCAGCCAATGTTTGGGCTTTACCTTTGGCCTTAGAAATTGATTATGTGTATGACCGGGTACGGAACGGTGAAGGCAACGCCATTCGCTCTGGTAAGAACCTCACAAACTTTGTGACCCTCACCACTGAAGCCATGCGCTTAACCACCAAAGTTACGGCCGAGGCTCAGGCTTATGCCATCTCGACCATTAACTACGACACGACCGCCCGTTCCATCCTTTCCTTAATCTCTCGGATTCGGGAAACGATTGACGAAACCATTTTCTACCATGCCCTATCTGCCGTTCAAAGCATTATCGGCAATCGTGGTGGGGTATGGTCTGCAAGCACCGATGACGTAGAAGATTTAGTACGGGCCATTGGTGGAGCGCGGGTTAAGGTTGACGAGCGCAACTATCAAGCCACTGCCATTGTGTGTTCTTACTCTGTGGCAGATGTGTTGGGTAACTGGTTCAATGACCCTATGCCTCCCGGTATGGTCACACTGAACGGGGCTGGTTATGCGGGTAGCATTAAAGGCTTGCCCATTTACAAAACCAACCTGTTCCCCAAATTAGGCACTTCTTTCCCGGCTCTCTTAGTGGTTAATCGTGAATTGGTTGCCCACCGGGTATTCCGGCCGATGTTGTTAGACGGGCCGCACCAAGATTACATCGTTAGCGGTAGCAATGTTATCCCAACGGATACCAAGCACTACTATGTTAGCGAACACAACGGCCGGGTTAGCCCATTGCCACAAAAAGGCAGTTGGGTACAAGTCACCGCCTAAAACTATCATGTCACTCTCTTGGCAAACATTTCCTTTCTTAGTTTTGTCTGGCTACGCCCTCACCCGCCTCATAACGGGTGAGTATGCTGGGCCATATGGGTTATTAAAAGCCTTGAGAGTGGTTTTGGAGTTTGTTTTGAGGGGCTTAACGCAATGTCCGACCTGTACGGCTGTTTTTAGCTCCCTCACCCTCACCCTGTTGGTATCTCAGTCACAAGCACTTACTCTGCTAGACTGGTTTATCTTTCCCCTTTCAATAGCAGGTGGGGTGATTGTTTTAGATGAACTAATCGTGATTCTACAAGCAACCGCCTCCCTGCTAGGGGCCATGCTAGAACTGTTTAACGGAGGGAATGAAGATGACACTTTATTTGACTGACATTCTCCCCAAACTAAGAGGGCAAGTATTTGGCTCTCAACAAAACGAGTGGATTACTCTTAATGATGCTACTCCACCCGCCCTTACCTACGCCCCTTTACTGCCCGGACGGGATGAAGCCGTAAAGTATGATGGCACTGCTTTGGTAAGAGGCGTTGACTACACCATCAATTACCTTACAGGGGTAGTTACAAGAGTATTAACCAGTACCGTAGTGGCCGATGGCGACCAATGCGCCTTTACCTACTCCTATGATGCTTTAGAAACGGCTTTTTATGAGGCTGTAAAAGACTTTTCTCGCCGTGCGCCCCGCATTAAAACCGCAGAAATAGCGATAGTGGCGGGAACGGTAACTTATGATTTACCGGCCGACTACGTTTTTAAGATTGAAGCAAGCATAGAGGGTGATTGGTTAGTAGCTTTGCCCTTTAACCCATTTAATAGCACACAATGGGGGGTACAAGACATTACTTTTGACAACGGCAATCGTACCGTAACTTTCCCCGAACAACCTTTTGCACCAGCTACCCTTTACCTAACCTATGCGGCTGGTTATCCAATCCTAACCGATGACCTTCTTAACCAGTATTTTGACGGCTTAAACGACGAGTATTTTCAAATCATTCTCTACAAGGCATGGGCTATCGCTTGTGCTAATCCAGGGGCATCCTTTGGGCGTTCCGGGCCACCAGTAGGGGCAATTACTGAATACACCGCCAAAATAGGGAATGAGCAAGCTACCAAAAAATGGGATGGCTCATTAAACCCCGCCAAAATGTCCATGACTTTTAACCAGATGTATGAAGCGGCTGTCAAGGCATTAGTCAACCAACCTACGGCCGTCCGTGACCGGGCAAGAGTAGCCCCAGACACTTACGACATTCCAAGTACGCTTTTAAGGAACTGGTAATTATGTCCGGCTTATTTGATGAATTAGATTTGTGGAATGTTGACGAGTTTCAAGCAGAAATGGCGCAGATTCGCCAGGGCAACCCACAAAACCTAGTCATCAGAAGGCGAGTATCCGGGGTAGAAATAGCTTTGCCGGAGCAAGAGTTTAGGATTGCGGAAAACTCTGCTACTGGTTCAGTTGACCTTCCGGCTAATGCTCAGGCTAGGCAATGGCGCATTAGAGTAACGTTGTTGGGTAAACCAACGGCTGATATTCAATCTAACGACCGCTTCACTTATCAAGGGGCATTGTATACCGTGTTAAGTGGCCTTACCCGTGACGAATTAGGGGTAAGGGCAGAGGCGATATTGGAGAATAACTTTTAACCATGTCTGGCATTAAATGGGAACGTTCTCTCCAAGACTTAAAGCGTGACCTCTCTAAATTTGGGGCTAACTCAGTAAACCGCATGAACAAAATCGGCGATTTCTGGGGGACAAGATTAGCAGAGTTAGCCCGGCAAAACGCGCCCTGGACAGACCGCACCGGGGATGCCCGAACAGGTTTGTTCGGCTTTAATGAAAAAGTTCCCGGCCGCATGAGAATAACCGTCTCATATAGTGAAAAAGTTTTTTATGGTGTGTATCTTGAACTCAAAAACAGTGGCCGGTATGCCATTGTTTGGCCTACAATCACCCAAAACGTAGACAAGGTGATGCAGAGTTTTAAGGCCGTTTTTAAGTAAATAAGAGGTGATATGAACGAACTATTAGAACCTATCAATATTGCATTTTTTGTTGTATGTGTGCTTGTATGTACAAGCACCATTGTCTTAGGCAGAGAAGGGCGAGAGTGGATTAAAAGTGAAACAGCCCGTAAAAAGCTAGGGTTAGTACAAGACGTGGTTGAAACCGCCATTTATCATGCTGAACAGCTTGGCTTTACTCAAAGGATTGACAACAAAAAAGCGGTTGCTTTGGCCTATGCCGAAGAAAAATTAAAAAAATTAGGGGTAGAGGTTGACCTTCCTACCCTAACGGCCGAGATAGAAGCGGCCGTCTTACGTCATTTCCCGAAAATTCGTTACTAGAAAGGAGAAAACCCATGCCCAAAAATGACCCTATGGCAAGTTATTACAACCGCCGCTTTGAAACAATCAAACTAGAGCGTCCCCCGGCCGATGGGCGGGAACGTGTAGCCCGGCCCCTCAAAGGCAAGAAAGGCTATGAGTGGGTAACAGTTGAGGAGTTGCTTGCTGTTTATTTGGCTAAAAATGACTTGAAAATTGTTTCAGCCAACGAACCAGACACCAAAGCACCGGCCGACAACGAAGCCCCAAAGGGTGAACCTAAAGCCCCTGAATTAGAGGCTGAGAAAGCTCCCCGCCGTACCCGTAAACCCTTAGAAGAAAACCCCGCACCAGCTAACGAAGGCTAAAAATCATGCTTGATTCTCATTATGATGTGCTAATCAACGATGTTACCCTAACTAATTTATTAGAAGGTGGTATCTATGACCAGGCTATTCACAATGAGATAAGCAAGATAGACACCCCAGATGCTTTCGATCCGGCTACTGAGGAACTTTTACCCTGTGCTTTATTCAAAGTATCTATAGGCGTACCAGTTCCTAATGTTTATCAAGGTGCTACCCGGACTGAGTTAGAAGTTTACTTGTACCAGAGAAACCAGTACACGGTTGTACAGCAAGCGGCCAGCCGCATTTATCAGTTGTGGCACGACCAAATTATTGTGCCGACAAACCCAGACCATCAGGTTTGGCGCACCTTATTTTTGAATGAAGTTCCTAACGGCAAGGAAGATGTGTTGAGATGTAATGTTCACCTTGTCCGATACAACGTTTACTGGCACAGATTTGGCGCAGTAAGCAATTGTGGAGAGTAGCACATGGCATGGAAACAACTAATTGTTATTGTCCCGGCCGGGAAGATTCCCGAAGCTGAGGAAGTTGCCAAAAAGTATGACCCCAAACACTATATGTTTACCCAACCGCTTAACAGTGGCGGGGGCAGTGGGCAGGCTATCACTCATTATGGTTGTCAAGCCACAATGACCCAAAGCGATTACACCTACTTATTGAACGGGTTGGGGAAAATACCAGGGGTCAAAGTTTTTAATCCGACCACCACCCCTTACCGCAAGGCACTTGCCCAAATGGGCTTGTTGCCAGTGAATGACCCCAAATTAAGCCGGGCGGGTAAGCGTCCTGAAAACGAAAAACCAGTTACCAAAAAATCTAAGGCCCCGGCCGCTGAAGCTCCACAAGAGCCAGTAGTAGAGCCACAAGCCGAACAAAAGACAGGTGAGTAATGAAAGGGAAAGGATTAACCGTTAAGCAATGGCGCGAAAAACGAGCCAACCGAGAAATTGTTTTGCCTGAAAGCCAGTTAACTATGTCCATTAAACCAATGGACATGATTGAGATTTACCTGCAATTAGATGGGCATAGCAAAGAAATTAAAGAATTTGCCCAAAATATGTTCAGCAGTGGTAAAACGTTCAAGATAGATACCAGTGATATTCACGGCTTATCTATCTTGCGTGAAACCTTACGGATTATGGTGCGCCCGGCCATTGCCCATCCTGTTATTGTGGACTTCGACGAAACGGCCGATGAAGACAAAGATGAAGTAGGCATAGATGCTTTTACAGTCAATGACCTGTTTTTTATCTTTAATGAGGTAGGTGGCAAACAAGCCACAGACCAATTTCGACAAGAATCCACAGATGGCGTTGATACTGGACAACCTAGCCCAGACTTATCACCAGAGACCATCGGAGATAGCGGGGATTCAGAATAGGTACGGGGGATTCGCGGCTTATCTTTTCGACATAGAGGTATTTGCAACTGCCCAACACCTCAGAGATGAAATAAAAGAAAAGAAAAAGCACTCCCCCCCCACTGATACCAGCAATTTTGCATCCGAAGCGGAAATTATGTCTCTTCTTAGACAAGCACAATGAGCAAATCAATAAAACCTTACGGCTTTCGCGCCCTCTCTATGTCTGATAACTGTGATGAAAACATCGTACCTTGTACGGCGACTTTCAGCATGGAAGCTGATATTTTGGTGGCAGAGGATAGATGTAATGATGAATCCAGCCTCATTTCTACTCTCAGGGGTTGGACAATCACCGCTACTCAACAGGATTACAGCCTAGCGCAAATTAACCTGATGTTTGGCGGTACATTGGCCCCGGCCGTGGTTAGTTATGGTCAAACTTTACGAATGGGGGGGGAACTCATTCTCCCTTCATTCAACATCATAGGACAAATCCTATCTAGCGATGGGTTAAGCACTCTGCTTTTTAAGCTATATCGGGTAAAAGTCACAACTTACCGGGTATCGGCCGCACAAGATGACTTTATGAGTATTGAATGGACGGGCAAAGTAACTGAGTTACTACAAACTGGCACAGTATCACTTAGCCAAGAGGTTTACACCCGCCTTGTACCTGTTTTTCCTGATTTATCCTGTGCCACGCCCTGGCTACTTAATAATGCCATTGACGAATTAGACATCACCCAAAATTGGCAAACAGCCAATGGTGATTTCTGGGAGTTAGCATAATGGGCTTAAAACCTACTGACTTTGACGAGCTAGTTTTTGCCGACCTAAATACATCCCGGCTTTTTTTCTCTCAGACTGAAACCGATAACTACAAGGTGCAATTAGGGGAAATTAGAACCTTTATGTGGGCTTACGATTTTAGCCCCGCACTGTCCGCCACAACTATTCCAACGGCTATTTTGGAGGTGTTAGGGGTGGCTGAGGCCGCCGCCGAACCACAAGATGCCGACGAGGTAGCTTATGATGACACAGATACCTCTTTAGGGGCCAGCAATGTACAAGAGGCTATAGAGGCTCTAAAGGCAGAGATTGACGCTATCAGTGTAAGCGGGGCGGCCGTTGACATTACTTACGACAACACGGATTCCGAGTTAGATGCTGAGAATGTCCAAGATGCTATTGACGAGATTGTAGAAGATATTAACGCCCTCCCACCCGTCATTACAACGGCGGCCGGTATTACTTACGACAACACGGATTCTGAGCTAGAGGCTGAGAATGTCCAAGATGCTATTGACGAACTAAAAGAGTTAATTGATGACTTTGAATTTTCTGGCACGGCCGAACAAGTAAGCTATGACCCATCCACTAGCGGCCTATCAGCCTTGAATGTTCAAGATGCTATTGACCAAATAGCTGTTCAGTTCACCGATTACCCTATGGTTAAAAATAGCCTGGGTGATGGGGAAACATTGACTGTTCCGGCCGGTAAGCAACTAATTGTGTGGCAATCATTCACTAATGAAGGGGTGCTTACCCTTTTAGGTGAATTGGTCATCTTGCCAGAGGGATAACTATGACCGCAGGTATACAGCTAGGCGTAAATTTATCTGAACTTCCAAACCCGCCCCAAAATTTCTTTTCATTGGGGGCCTATGGTGAGGAAATTGTTATCAAAGATTCACTGGGCGAAAAAATTGTTTTGGGTGAAGCCGCAACCCCTGGGTATGGAAACACTACCACCCCTGGCTTAATTAAGTTGGCTGACACCCCTGAACTCTACGATGATACGGTAGCAGATAAGGCTATGAAGCCAGAACAAATGCCTATCATCTTGAACACCAATAACCGTATTGCCACAAGGTACGCAAAGCCTTATGTAACAGGAAACCACGCCATTGTCTTTGCCAATTCATATAGCTATGTTTCAGGGGCATATTCAATCGTTATTAGCGGTAGACCATCCCCGGCTAGTATCAACATGGTTAGGTCAATCATCATTGGCAACTTTATCTATGATGGTGTGGCGGGGAATGACCCCATTTCCATAGGCTATGCTTCTTATACAAGGGGTAATAATCCTATTGCCATTGGTAAAGGTGCTAACTGTTATTATGAACAGGTAGTTATCGGTAGCGATATAGACCCCTCCGCTATCTATCCCCGGTTTTCCGTAGGGGTAAATGGGCAAGAGGTGTTGGCACTAGATTCTTATAACAATGAACTGCGGGTGTCTGGCATTAACTTCTTAGGCACTGTGGAAGCAACGCCTATGGCCCCAACACACAAAGTAATTATAAACACGCAAAATGGCGACTGCTTTCTGCTCTTAGCGAGTGTGTAGGAGAGTTATGTTAATACAACCAACCGTAGCCACACTACCTACCCCGCCTAGCACCAGTTACATTATTTTAGGGATGCAAGCTGGGCAACTTACTTCTAAAGCCAATGATGGCTCTACCAAAACCCTAGCGGCGGTTATTCCGCAAGCCACAACAGTTCAAAAGGGGTTAGTTCAGTTTGCCACAGCGGCCGAAGGGCGCAGAGGCGTGGTGAGCAACAAAGCACTTACCCCGGCCGGACAAAACGTAATGGTTGATACTCTTTCGGGCAGTATCATCACGCTAGGCGGTAATGGCGATTGGGGATTTGGTGAAGTCACATTAGGAGATGGGATTGTCTCAGATGGCAATAATAATGATTGTGTTCTTATTGGCTATGGGGCTGTTGCCCGAAATGGGGGGATTAACGGTAGTGTGGTTATTGGCTCTCAAGCGGAAGCCGATAGTTACAGCGCAGTCACCATCGGCGGCCGTTCTTTTGCCTCAACCAGGGGGACAGCCATAGGTTATGCGGCTTCGGCCGGAATTGACAAAACAGTGGTTGGTTTCGACGTGGCGGCCGCTGATTTATCCCCCTACAAAGTACGCTTTAAGTCAAAAGGCGGGGCCGAATTTTGGATAGACACCAGTAACCGCTTGAATATTCAAAGCCTCAGAATGAATACTGCCCCGGCCGTGATTGGCGGGGGGAGTATTAGCCGCTATGTAACCCTTCATGTCAACGGTACGCCTTATGCGGCTCTTATTTCTTTGGTCTAAGGAGAAGCTATGTCACGCATTATTTTAGGTGGTAATTATGGCTCTTTTCTCCCAACCCCGGCCGTGCCAGGGCAGTATGCCATTGGCTTTGAGGAAGGGGCATTTGGAACGAAAGGGGACGATGGGGTATTTAATGAGATAGCCTCTGCAACTACGTTCCCTGATGCCACAACCGGGGTGTTTGGTATCGCCCGTTTTGCCACAAGTGCAGAAGCCAGAGATGGGGATGTAGTGGCGGGGCCGGTAGTGGTAGTTCCAAGCGACCAAGTTATGAAGCGCAAAGGTACGACCCTGTACAGCCTCAATATCACCAGTGGGCCAGGCTATAACGCCCGTTCAGTTGCCATAGGGCCAACTACCTTGCTTGCCGATGACTGTGTGGTAATGGGGCGCAATGCCATTGCCAGAGAACCTTTTTCTATCGTGATTGGTGATGGGGCAAATGTAGCCAGTGGCGGTGGAGTAACGGATAAAGGAAGTGTCCTTATCGGCCGTAATGCGACCGGCCGGGATGGGGCAATTGCCATTGGTGAAAATGCTAATGCCAGAGTAGGTGGTATAGCAATTGGTAATGGTGTTGATTGTTTGGTAGACGGGGCCATCGTTTTGGGGCCAAGCAGTAGCTACACATTTAGTTGTAGCCCGGCCGGTGAGTTCACCATGCCTAAACTGTATGTCAACCAAGCGTTAAGCAGTTCGGCTAGTGCCGCTACGCATCGGATTTTGGTCAATGTGAATGGCACTAATTTTTGGTTATTACTTCGTCAAATTTAGTTTAGTTTTGAATATTCAAGAAAGGGGAAATTAAGAATATGAACAAAACAGTGCATTTTATAGGGGGATTACCCCGCACAGGGTCAACGTTACTCTGTAATATCTTGAACCAAAACCCGCAATTTCGGGCATCTGGTACTAGCTCCCTCATGGAGCTAACGGTATCCATTAAAAACCAGTGGGACAAGATATATCTGAATTTAGCTGAGGATAAAACCATCAATGGGCAACGCAAAATGGGGGTTTTGCGAGGCATCATAGATGGGTTTTATGCAAGGGAAACAGCCCCGGTTATTTTTGATAAAAACCGAGGCTGGAACAATCCCGAACACCTAATGTTTTTACAGGCTACTTTACCTTACCCCGTCAAGCTGATTGTGCCTGTGCGGGACACGGTAGGTATCTTGACTTCACTTGAACTAGAGTATCGTCGGGCTGTTGCGACAGGCGCACCCCCGGCCGCTCCAAAAGATGCTTCTATGGCAACCATTGAAGATAGAATCAAAGTATGGGCCTCGTCTAACGGGATGGCGGGGCATCCGGCTAACATGATTAAACTAGCCGTTCAATGGGGCTTTAGAGATTCAATGTTTTTTGTGGAGTATGACCGTTTGGTAAACGAACCAGAGGTTATGATGAAAGAGTTGTATCAATGGCTTGGATATGACTATTTTGAGCATAACTTCAAGCACGTTGAACAAACCACGAAAGAAGATGATAGACTGCACGGATTATCTAGCCAGTTACATGACATTAAGCCAGAGGTAAAGAAGTCAGACCACGACCCCCGGAAAATTCTGGGGTATCGTGAGGAAACACGGCAAAAACGTGACCCTCAAGGGCGACCTATCGTTAATCACTTAGGACAGGCCGAAGTAGAAACGGTAGTTACTCCCCTTGCTGATTTAATTATTACCGATGACTTTTGGAAAAACCTGTAGATAACGTGCGGCCATTTATGGAGGAACACCACCAATGAGTAACCTAAAAACGTTTGGTCTCAGGGTAACACACCTGATTGACTGTGATGGGGTAGCTGTGCCGTGTTCTGTCTCACTTACCCTGACCATGAACTTTACACGGACAGAAAGTAAGTGCAACGACCGCACGACCTCTGCTACACGCCTCAATACCATTACTGTTGCCGCAGAGGAACATGGGTACAGCCCAGAAGAAATGCGGGTTTTGTATGGCATTGAACCAATCAACCACAACTTGATTGTAGACGGCAGTCCCGTTGCATCTAAATCAACCATTATCCCTGAAGGCCACTTAATGCCCCGCTTTGACTTTGTTGGCAAAGTTGTGGGGCAAAACGGCGATGCAGACCTGCATCTACGGATTTTTGGCGTAAGAGTTGAATCCAATGAGTTTTCTGCTAACCAGGACGAGTTTTCTACATTCTCTTGGTCTGGGGTAGCAGAAGGCCGCGATGGAAACCTGTTTGAATGGGTACAACATGATGCGGTAGTAGAGCCGACCAACACACCGGCCCCCGAAGCATTTCTGCCTATCTTTTGGCTTGACGCGCAATCCTGCACCGATAGCTACACCGATGGCGACCCCGTACCAACTATTTTTGACCTGTCAGCCAATGGTTGGGATGCTATTCAAGGCACACTCGCCAACCAACCCCTCTATTCCGCCAACGGCTTTAACGGCTCTTACCCAACCTTCGTTTTTGACGGGGCCGGGGATGCTGTAACAGCCGCAGGGGTGGCTCAGGATGCACCCTTTACCCTCTTTTTAGTAGTAGAAGCCCAAGCTCCCGCTTTAGCAGGAAACTTGTTAGCCGCTACTTTTGAGGTAGAGGTGGGTACAACCGGGGAAGTGACCGTAGATACCGTAGCCCAAACTGGCTCTGAAACGGTAGCTGACTGGAAGTTGCTTACTGTTATCAGTAATGGGGCAACCAGTTACATTTTGTTTGACAATGAGGTAGACACCTCTGGGGCAACGATGGCTGGTGACTTAACCGCCCTTACCCTGGGCGTGGTAGAAATGAACCTTAGCGAAGTGCGTATCATCGGCCGGGCGTTAAGTCTGGCTGAGGCTCAATTGTTAGGCGCACAACTGATGGATAAATGGGGTATTGTCTAACCCAACTGTGAAGGAAGGGAGGCCAAAAGCCTCCCACTTTTTTATAGAAAGAGGGAAAAGATGTTCACCTTACAACAAAACGGACAAGTTGTTTGCGATAACTGCGAAGTCCCCGGACTGACTGGTACATATATCAGCAAGACTGACAGTTATCAATTCACCTTAGATAAGCGGTTTGGCATTGACGTACCGGCCGAATTTGCCGCACAGGTGGTTTGGTTTGCCGCTACTGCGATGGCACTGGGAGCGGGGTTTACCTGCTTTGGGGAGAACAGCCAACCCCGTAACCCGTACAAACAAACTTTAGAAGATGCGCCCCGGACAACCCCTACTAACGCCAAAAAGGGCGTAGATGTTGTCAAAAGTGCCTTAGAAGTCCATGTCCATGTTCATCTTAACGATGAATACGACGAAAGCGATGCCGATTTAGAAGGAATGGAGTAAATATGTCTCTTAAACCTTTTGGTCTCCGTGCTTTAACTGTAGTGGATAACACCGGCCGCCGCGCTGATATGTGCGGGGCTATGTTGTCTATCCAAGAAACTACGGAAACCAAAGAGGTAAGAGCTAGTGGGCAACTTCTAGGGGCATTTACCCAAACAACAGGCTTTAATTTCAGCTTTGAGGAAGGGTCAATCTCCCTAGAAGCCTATGCCATTATGACCGGCCGGGAACTTTTAGAAGTGTCTGAGGGTGTTGGTACTAGCCAAATATTGACTATGGGGAGTGGTGACTACTTCCCGCAATTTACCATCATAGGTCAAGCCATTGCCTCAGACGGCCGGGGAGATATGCACCTCCGATTGGTCAATGCTGTTTTGGTGGGTGACATTGCCGGACAAATGTCACAAGATGAATTTTATATTTTGTCAGGTGGCGGGATTGCCAGACAAGCGGAACTTGTAACCCACACAAGTAGTCAGGCAATTAACCCATCCCCTTTGCCCCTTGCCCCTGTTTTGTCTTACTCTGCAATAGCGGAAATTGACACCTTTGATACCGGCCAAGCCGTTAGTTCATGGCGAGATTTAGGAAATGGGCAACACAATCTTAATCAGGCCACAAACGCCGCCCGGCCGACATTCACCCAATCAACCATTACAACGTTGCCCCATATTTCTTTTGATGGGGCAGATGACAATTTAAGCACTGGTGGAGTTGGGACGGGGCCAATTATCAACCGGCCGCTTACTGTAATTATGGTAGCTTCTTTTAATTCCCCGGCCGGGGTGAGGTACATTTTTGATTCCCCTGGGGCGTTCTTTGCCACGGCCGATACATCCCGCATTGCCGCAAGATTTGATGGGGGAACATGGCAAATGACCATTGGCACACAAACGCTGTCTATGGGGGCGGTAAGTGTGGGCAATGATACGGGGACTAACCGAGTATGGGCCTTTGTAATTGGCAATGATAATGCCAAAAGGTTCAGAAATGGGGTATTACAAAACACCACCAATTACCTCTCCCTCCCCGTTCCAGCCCAACAGATGCACGGTTTAATACTGGCAACTTCCTATATTGGTGGTGGGTTAATGGATATGGATGTGTCAGAGATTTTAGTTTTTAGCGGCGCGTTGTCCGATGATACTGTAACTACCCTGTCTACCCAACTAATGGATAAATGGGGTTTATAAACTAACCCAGGAGTGCGGCAATGGCTGTTAATGTTGGCTCTGCTTACGGCATTATTGCCCTCGACTACTCTCCCTTTGAACGGGGGATAGAAGGGGCAAAAAAGGCTCTTGATAAATTAGATAACCACTTAAAGAATTTAGAGAACACCCTATCTTCTCTTGAACAGGGTGGTTTTGATTCGTCTAAAATACAAGCCCAAATAAACCAGCTTACCAAAGCCACAGAAGCCTTAAACCGTGCCAACCAAAAAACACGGACAGCCAAAGCACCTGCACCGGCCGGGGAAGGGATGCCCACGGCCGATGGTGAAACACCCGCCAAAAAAGGGCGTTCCCGTAAAGCCAAAGTAGAAGTTGACACCACAGAGGCCATTTCTCAAGTCACTCAACTAGAGCAAAAGTTAAATGAGTTAGCCGCCAAACAACTTACCTTTAACTTTGAACCTGTCTCCTTAGATACCTCTCAAGCCCAACAGCAAATACAAGCATTGCAACAGCAAGGGGCATTTGCGTTTTCTGATTCGGTAGAAATTGATACCCTCAAAGCACAAGAAAAGTTAAAAGCCTTAGAACAGCAAGGGGAGAAGTTAGACCAAACCCTTGAGGCTAATAAGCCAAAGATAGATATTGATACTTCTAAAGCCCAACAGCAAACCGAACAATTAGAACAGGCTGTTGAGAAAGTTGGTAAAAAGCGTGGGCGCAAACCGAAAGTAGAAGTAGATACAACCGAAGCCGAAACCAAAGTAGACGGTTTAGAGCAAAAGATTGAGAAAACAACCAAAGGGCGCAAAAAAACAAAGGTAGACGCTGAAACGGCCGGGGCCGAAGAAAGCGTTGATAGGTTAGGCAAAAAGGTTAAAAACATCCCCCTAGACAAAAACGGGCGGTTAGGGGTTGATACATCTGGGGCAGAGGCACAAGTAGCCAGTCTGTCCCAAAAACTAGATGCACTTAAATCTAAGCTGGAAAGTGCCGGGTCTACCATGCAGTCAATTGGTGGACAACTTTCTATGCTTGTTACCGCCCCTATCACATTGGCCGGGGGAGCGGCGATTTCGACGGCCGCTAACTTCGAGCAACTAGAAGTGGCTTTTGCCACCATGTTAGGGAGTGCGGAAAAAGCCAAAGTTTTGATTGAGGATATTAAATCTTTTTCGGCCGCTACTCCTTTCCAATTCTCAGACATTCAAGAGGCCACTAAGATTTTAATTGCTTTTGGTAGCACTCAAGAGGGAGTGTTTGATGAAATGCGGGGCTTAGGGGATATTGCGGCCGGTACGGGCGCACCCCTCAAAGAATTAGCCTTGTTATATGGGAAGGCCAGGGCATCACAAACTCTATACACAATGGATTTAATGGAGTTGGCTAACCGAGGCATCCCCATCTTTACTGAACTCGCCAAAATGTACGGGGTGACTGAGGCGCAAGTCAAGAAAATGGCTGAAAATGGGCAGTTGCACTTCAGCGATTTACAACAGGTTATTAAGAATCTGACAGGTGAGGGTGGCCGCTTTGCCGGGTTAATGGAGGCTCAATCTAAAACGTTGTCTGGTTTGTTCAGTACCCTAAAAGACAACATTGAATTAGCTTTGGGAGATATTGGTGCATCCCTCATTGAAACATTTGACCTCAAAGGCAAACTTGCCGGGGCAATTGAGGTTTTAGAGGGGATTCGTAACCGTATAACCGACTTTGTTAAAACCAATCCCGAACTGGCTAAAATGGGTTTTATCTTCCTGGGCATTGCGGCCGCTATAGGGCCTCTATTGATAGGCTTGGGCGGGTTAATGACCATGCTCTCTACCGCCATAGGCGGGTTAACTGCCTTAGCCGGGGTATTCTCCGGGCCTGTGGTAATTGCCTTCCTAGCGGCCGGGGCCGCTCTTTATGCGCTGATTAGCGACTTTGAGCGGGTGCAAATAGCCATAGAAGATATGGTGAACAATATCGGTCAACAGTTTGGCTCACTACAAACCACCTTTGGCGGGAACTTAGGGGTTATTGTGGGTATGTTTGCCGGGGCCGTCGAATCGGTAGCATCCTACGGGAGCGATTTAGTAACGGTATTTGCCGACGGCATCACCAGTGCGGTTGGGGTAGTTGTAGAAGCCTTGCAATATCTTGGCTCTATAATGACTTACTGGTTACAACCCAACTCCCCACCCCGCATTTTGCCGAACCTCGACCTGTGGGGTAAAGGTGCGGCCGATGTTTATTTGCAAGGTTGGGAAAAAGCCGACTTCCAAACATTACAAAACTTTGGGAGCGACATTGAAAAGCTACTCAAAACCGCCGTTGATTTAGACCAAATAGGTGAATTAGATGCAAATAAAGCACTGATGTCCTTACGGGATACGATGGCTAATGCCATTGAACAAATCAACCAAACAGGTAGTGTTTCCCCTGAGTTTTTTGAACAGATTAAAAACACGGCCGGGGTAGCTGGTGAGGAAGTAGCGCGGTTAGCCGAACTGTACCTAAAGCAAGCAGAGGCACAAGAGCGGGTCAAAAAGGCACAAGAGGCGGTAGCTAGTGCCTCAGAGAAGCTCACGGCAATTCAATTGGCCGGGGCCAAAGAAACGGCCGGGGGTGGGCGCAAAGGCAAAATGTCTGAACAAATGCGCCAACAAATCCGGGCCGCCCAAAACGAAAAAGCGGCCGCCGAACAGCAATTACAAATGGCTGAACAGGAAAGCAGTCAAGCCCAAGATGAGCTTGATATTTTCAAGGAACGCCTTAATGTTGCTACCGAAACAAGAGATTTGCTTGCCGAACAATTAAAAATATTAGAAGAAATGAATAAGGCGGGTGAGGAGTTTGCCAAAAAGGTTGGCGGGGCCGGTAAAGCGGCTCTCAAGGCTCTCACAACAGGCATAGATGAAGCCGTCGAGAAACTAAAGAACGCTGGTAAAGGCATGGAGGGTAAATCTTTCTGGGAGCAAATCACAGAGGGATTAGATGAAGGGAAAGGCAAATGGCAAGAGATATTAGACAACTTCCGCAATGAGAATGGGGAAATTGATATTGCCATTATCCTGGGCAAGGCCACAGGGGTAGATGTTGAGAAACTACAAGAGCGGTTTGACATGGTGGAGAAAGCCGCTAAACGGCTATGGGATACCATTACAGATATTGGTCAAGGCATGGCTAACGCTCTCTCCCCGGTTATAGAGGATGCTTTACCCGACCTTGAGGCCGCTTTCACAGAAATAGGTTTGATGTTAGACCCTCTTTCCAGTTTATTTGCTGATGCTTTTGATGGCATGTCAGCCATTGTTTCAACCGCTCTACGGGCCATAGCCGTTATTTTAGTAACGGTTATTGGTGGACTTATCCGAGGGATAACAGCCGCTTTGCCAGGTATTGCCCAAGCTATCCGAGGCATACTAGAGATATTTGCCGGGCTAGTTAAAATGGTCAAAAACGCCTTTGGCTTAATCATTGACATTTTTACGGGCAATTGGGGAACGGATGAAGCCCAACAGAAAATGGAGGCCATGAAAGAAGGCTTTTGGATGGTACTGAATGGTATGTGGAATATCGTTAGCGGGGTGTTCAGTGCTATCTATGGGGCAATAACTGGCTTTATCTCTGGGGCCGCTACAGCCGCAATTAACTACCTTCTAGGGTTAGAAGGCGATTCGGCTAAAACTTGGGAGGAGATAAAAACCTCTATCTATGATGCGGCTAAATCCATTTACGATGCTGTAGTTCTTTGGGTATCCAAAATGTATGATGCGGCCGTCGAATGGTTTACCAGTATTAAAGATAAAGCGGTGGAGAAGTGGGAGGCCATTAAAACCACTGTGGCAGAAAAGGTAGCTTTAATGGTTGAGGCCATTAAACTGCTATGGAATGAATTTGGGGTCTACTGGTTAGGCAAGTTGCTCTCTATTTACAATGATGCCGTAGACAAATTTGAGGAAGTCAAAACGGCAGTTAGCACTAAAATAGATGAACTAAAAACTGCCTTAATGGATAAAGTCACGGAAATATTAGGCATATGGACTGGCCTATATGATGAAATGGCCTTAGCAGTTAATGATAAATTTGGGTTTATCATCACGGCTGTTAGCGACAAAATGACTGAGGTTATCAACACCATCAAAGGCTTTGTGTCTCAATTCGTGACGGTTGGGACTGAGTTAATTAACGGCATTAGAGATGGTTTTGTAGCCGGGGTAGCAGGGTTTATCAACGCTGTCTCAGATGCTATGGGTTTAGCTGAGGATGCCGCAAAAGAGGGAGGTAATAAGCAAGACAAAGATACCCCCGGCGGTAACTCTGGTAGCGGTGGTAGCAGTTCCAGTGGACAAGGCAACGCCAGTACAGCGGCCGACCGTCCGGCCGGGGCCGCTAGTGCCTCAACCTCTAATGCTAATCGCCCTCCGGCCGGGGATACTGTGGCGGGAATGTCTGGCACTCGCTCTACAACTAATGCACCGGCCGGTAGTAACGACCCGCAAATGCAACAAATAATCAACCTACTTAAAGAGTTTTTGGCACGGCCGTCATCAGTCAGTGTTATCATAGAGGGACAACAGGCCGCTTCTTTGCTACAAACAGCCACAAGAGGCGACATAGAAGCCTTTGCCGAAAAAATAGCCGATGTTATTCAACGTAGACGGTTTAGCGGATAGCTTGAATATTCAAGGTACTTATGTCACAAAATAGCCAAAATTACCGCACTATCAATAAGACACAAATGAGGTTATCCCGCCGATTGGCGGGTAATACCTCTTTTGAATATATCAACCTATTTGGGGAGTTCGTTATTCAGGATGAAAAAACGCCTCTTGCCCCACGTTTGAATATTCAGAGTTTGAAAACCAGCTTTAGGCATGGCAACCTACCTTATAATCTCACCTATGAGAATGTAATGGATACTACCCATGTTAAGTTCACGGCTAATCAGAGTGGGCAAGCCTTGTATAACCAGGTTAAACAATGGGCAGATGATTTAACGGCACTGGTATTTTGGGGATATGGGGCAGAGTATTATGTGGAAGTTCGGCGGGATGAAGACAGTGGTTGGCTTCGCTCCCCGGTTTATCATATGACCTTCACCCCAGATGAAGGCTCTTGGACATGGCAACGGGCGGCCGGGCAAGGTTGGGTAGGGGTGTTGTTTGAATATGAACGGGCTTATTATGTTGAGGCCGCCGACCGGGTTGAATTGCCCCTAAAAAGTACCGCCACAAGCGGGAACTACCAAACGGGCGGGGTAAGTATTTCAAACAATAATAATGATATTGTGGTCAATCTACGGGGAACAGACATTCTGGGCGACCTAGAAGCCCCACTTGATTTACATATCACCAAAACAGACGCAGGGCAACGGACGGCACGGTATTGGATAGGCAAAGGGTATCGTTGCCCTGGTTGGGTAGCACCTGCTTATGAAGGCGAATCAGCATCAGGCATTACTAGCACATCGGCCGTGGCAGGCAACTCTAATGGTATCTTCGCCTCCACAACAGGGTTAGCGGCCGGTAGTTGGCAAACAGTTGGGTATTGGTCTCTCAACTCTGCTACTCTGGCACTAGCGGCCGGGGCCTACTTCCGCCTTTTTTGGCGTGCGGGAGGTGTTTTTTCGGCTAACCCCGACCGTAGATTCAGATTCTTACTAAGAATTGCAGGAACTACCACCATTTTTACCTCTGAGGAGGTGTATGGGGATTCAGGCATAGCGGTTATTTTAGATATGGGGATGGTTCAACTCCCCCCCCGTCTTAGCTTTGTGTCAGGGATGCACCCCATAGAGATTGTTTTACAAAGCTATGATGACACTGCCCCCTATACCCAGACAATAGATGTGATGTACCTCATTCCTTGTGATGAATTTAGAGTGGTTTACAGTGATGCTTTTCACCAATCAACTAATGTGCGCCTTGAGGTTAATATGGGGCGTATGATAGAGGAGATTTTTACCAGTTGGGGGGCGGGAAAGATTTCTAACTTTTATGTTGACGGGGGAAGCCAAATAAATGTTAAACCAGGGGCAAATCAAAACCTGTTTTTCTTACAATCTACTTCAGTAAACACATCCCCTTCTTCTATGCAAGCCACAGTCCGGGCTTACTACCGGCCGCGCTATTTGGACTTTTCGTTATGATGCTCTCATGCTCATTCAAAGACCTTGACCTAAACCCAAGCAAGTTAGGCGCAAACGTCCTTTTTGTGCCTGAACATTACTCCCATGCCGCAATAGGGGGGCCGGTAGACTGTGAGATTTCTACCTTTGGTTCAACCGCTACATTGTGGGAAACATTTAAGAAGCTAGGGGAATTAGTTTGGGTTTACAACCAACAAAGAACGGCCGTGTGGTGGGGCCGGGTGGTTGAGGTAGCAGTGGGGCAAGATAGCCTCACCCTAGAGGGCATGGCGAATGACATTAGAGTAAAGTACAAAAACCTACCGGCCGGGGCCACAACACCCACAGGCGAGTTATACACCACATGGGCAGAGGATAGCGATAGTGTAGCCCGGTATGGAAGGCAACAAAGCATCATTACAACCGGGGAAATGGTGGCAACGGCGGCCGAGCAACTGAGAGATTTGAGGCTATTTGAATTAGCCAAGCCACTGTACCGTAAGCCAAGTGTAAGCGGGGTAAGTGAGCTAACGAAGGGCCGCATTATTGCTAAGGGGTTGTGGTTTACGCTTGGATTATTTTATTATGAGAATGGCGCAACCGCTCTATTAGAAACGTCCGACCAAATTATCAATATAGCAGTATTTGGGGGGGATTATTTTAATAATATTTCCATCACCCCGGCCTCTGGCTTAGATACCAACCAATACCGTGATGGTTCACGCACTTGCTTAGAGGAACTACAAGCTACCGTAGCAGGTCAATCAGCCTCATTGTTAGAATTAGGCTCAAGTAATTTGTTGAGGTATTTGGCTAAGGTAGACCCCTATCGTAACCTAACATTTTATGAAGAGCCGGAACGGGGTGTGAGTGATTTACTGCTTAAAAAAGGCGATTTATTAACCCCTCAAGGCGACTTTATTCCGGCTCACCTTGCCCCGCTTTATGTGGGCAGATGGGCAAGGCGATTAGAAATAGCTGAATATTCAAATTTCGGCTCTATCCAAACCATACCAGAGCAACAGTTTCTGGAAAAAATAGCTTATGATGCTACTCAAGACGCTGTAAGCATGGAGTATAAAAATGTACCGTCGGCCTGGGCATTGTAAAAAGAGAAAAGAACATGAAACTAGCACTTATCCCCTTCATCCTTCCCACCTCCGTTGCCCTTGCGGCCGGGGCCAGTGCCTTATTACAGGAAATAAGCACCGGCTCTGCTTGGCTAGACTACGCCCTCCAACAGGGGCCTATGGGCGTAGTGGCGGCCGGGGCCGGATACCTCTATTGGACGGCAAGAAAAGAACACATCCTAGAGATAAAAGAGCTTCGGGCAGAAATAGCCCAAAATCAACATAGGCACAATGAGGAAGCCAAAACTGAACGGCAAAATTGGGATAACCGAATTATCCAGTTACAAGCCGCATGGCGGGAAGAAAGAATGTCACTACAGGCCGAAAACACCCGTCTCTTAACCACCCATGCCGATGGCCTAAAAACAATGGTGGATAGGTTTATGGAGTTGGCTGATATGCAAATCAAAACCGGGCAACAAACAATGAACCATCTAGTACAATTAAGGGAAGCGTTGGAAATTAACAAACGTTTAGAGCAATTAGTAAATTCTAATCACCCAAAGTAGGTAGATATGAGTAGAAGAAAGCGATACGCACCACCATCCCCCATTGCGCCCGTACCCCCTGACAAAAAACAGGATTCTAACCAGCCAATTAACTCGCAAGTTGTCATTGCCTGTGCCTACATTCAGAAGGCCAAAGACGAGGTAAGGCAACTGAACGCCCAACAGGAACGGGAAGCGGAATTATTGAAAGAACTTATTAACAGAGGGAAAGAGCTACTAGGGGATGGCGCATGATTTTATTATGGGCAGTTTTTGACCTATGCCTTTTTTCTGCCCTGGCTTACTGGATTTACCGGGGGTATAGGGTATGGTGCTTGGCACAATACGCCAGGGTGCAAACGGGGCATGGCGAACCTTTGTTAGATTCAAAGGTTATGGAGTGCGGGGGGTTTGCCTTTCTCTTGCTGTATGTCTTTTTTGCCAGTAATTCAATTTGGTTCTTTGGGCCAGATGTAGCAATTACAAAATGGTACTGGACAGCCTCAGTTGTCGCCATATTTTTTGCCACAGGGCCAGTAATATTTTTCCATGAATTGGCTTACCATGACTTAGTTTACGGGCGGCCGTCTCACCGATGGGGGCAAGTGGCGGGATTACCCTTTGCTATTCTTAGTTTTATTGTGATTGCCACAGTCACTATTGCCAATTCCATAGACAGTAATTACCCACAAGCTCCCCTCTTACAAGTCACGGCCGGACAAGTGTGCCTAAATAGCTCCTTATCCTTTGAAACAACACCCTTAGACCGCTCCGAGCAAACAGTATCGGTTATAGTGGCAACGGTTTACAGTAAAAACAATGGGGCTATGGTCAAAACATTAGAGCCTGTTTGGTTGGCTAATCAATACACCCCTAACTCCGGCAATTACACGGTTGATTTATCTGGTTTACCGGCCGGTGATTATTATTATATTCACAATATCTTGGCAGTAGGGAACGGCTTTCAGCAAAGCACCCCCGGTCTAATTGTGGATTTTGCATTATTCGATTGTGAAAGTGGAGAAAGATAATGAACGCAGTGCGTTACCCTATAGGTTTTCATACCTCTGGCAGTGGTGGGAATCCCACTGGTATAGGTGATTTTGTTCGCGCCCTTGACGGGGCTGGCCGACCGGCCGCCATCACTTGTGTTGATGGGGTAGTAGGGATAAGTGATGCCCTACAATGTATTAACTCTGGTTCTCAAGTTAAACACACTCTTTGTTGGCGGTTAGTAGCGGCCGACAATGGCGAGGCCGGAGGAAACAATGAATATTATGCTGTCCCCAAAGTGAACGGGGTTGATTATGGGGGAACACCCGAACAGGCCGGAGAATGGATAGCGGGGAAATTATTACAGTTTATGCACCCCACAGTTGCCCAAAATAAGGCTCATGTTTGGATTAGCCTCTTTAATGAGGTGGATAAAAACCGGGCTGACTATCTAGGAAAAGCCGCATTAAAAGCCGCGCAAATCTTGAACGTTCAAGGCTACAAGGTGATGGCTTTTGCTTTTTCTAGTGGAGAGCCAGAGAGTGAACATTGGCTAACTGAGGGCATGAAGCAATACCTAAAGTATTGTGTTCAGTCTAACGGCATGGCCGGGGTTGCCCTGCATGAGTACAGTTATGATGCCACTAACCTCTTTAATGGTGAAGGCTTTAAGGTTTATCGGTTTAAGCAGTTATTAGCGCAGTGTGAGGCGATGGGTATTGATTGGTCACGCTTGCCCATTCTGATTAAAGAGTTTGGGTATACCCATAACCAATTACCCTCAGTAGAACGATGTGTGGAGCAAATGGGGCAAGCGGCCGGGGAATATGCCAAGTACCCTAACATTTTAGGGGCCACTACATGGTATTTGGGCGGGGGGTTTGGGATAGAGCATCAAACCAATGCCCTAATAAATCCTATCAAGCAACAGGCGTTGGCCTTTAACACCAGTGCCGTACAAGTCGTTGTGCCGAACCTCAACACCGAACCACCGGCCGGGGAGATTTTACCCCCCAGAGTTGATTACACCCGCCGGACGGTAGTCTGGCATAGGGGCGATAGTGATGCGGTTATTAACGCCGCTTTACAGGCCGCTAAGGTTAAAGGGTATTCTTGTGGCTGTTCGGCTGATGATGCGGGTTTTGGGGTGGGTTTGCTAAGTAAGCGATATGCTATTTTGATTAACCCGCAACTCTGGGGGCCGGACATGCCAGGCTGGTATAACCAATATTACCCCGGCACAATTTATAGCAGTGTTAGCAGTAATGACCCTAATGAGGTTTACCGTTTTATAACCGGGGAGCAACCACCTACCCAACCACCACCACCTCAGCCTCCGGCCGGGGGGTATAGTGGGCCGCCCGTTGCTAAACCCATTGTGAGAGGGGTAGATTCCCCGGCTAGTGATTGGCGGCATGAGGCTTGGGATGTGTACCGGGGAACTGGCTTGTACCCCAAGTTTCACACAGGCGGGGTTAATCCTGACAAATGGGAAGGGTTTAAGCACCCCTCATTTAACCCTGTAAGAATCTTGCTTAACCCCTCTTTTCAAGGCGGGGCGCAAGCTATCTACAATGAAGTAAGGGCAGATGTAGAAAGATTTTATGTTAAAGGGGCGCGGGATTTTGTGGTATTAAACGAACCTAATATAGAGGGCATGGGCATCAGATGGTCTAATGGCTCTCAGTTTGGGGTTATTTTCTCTGAGTTGTGTTTCCTGCTAAAGCAGGGGTTTGGCGGGGTGAGGTTGTGGTATCCCGGCTGTTCACCTGGCTTTGGGGCGCAACATACATTTATTGCAGATTCGGCAAGAGCCGGGGCATTTACGCACATTTATGGGATAGTGGAACACGTTTATTCAGGCAATACCTCTAATACCACACAAGCGGCACAAGGCATGTTTGATGAAGTAATGGACTTCCGCCGCAGATGGGCTTACAACCGGCCGCTAATGATAGGGGAGTTTTCCGTTAACCTTCCCGCCTCGGCTCAATACAAGGCTGATGTTTACCGCCGCTTTTATGACTTGCTAAACCCTGTGGCGGGAATAGCGGCCGCTTACAGCTTTACCGCTTCATGGCATCCCCATGAAGATTACACTCAAAATCCACCCGTTGGGCGTAACCAGGAGAGTTGGTATGAGCGCGGGGTAGATGACTATTTTAGAGGTTAACAATGAACAACATTTACTGGAAAAACTTCGTTAAGATTTTGAGGCACAAATATTATGTGTTTATGTGTGGGATAGAGTTAGATGTATCCCTCTGGCAACTTCTCATACATGATTTAAGCAAATTCTCACCGGCCGAATTTATTCCGTATGCTAAATATTGGGAAGGGGGAGCGAGGGATGGGCAAGGCAAAGTAAACTTTGACCGGGCTTTCCTGCACCACCTTCACCATAACCCCCACCACTATGAACACTGGATATTACACGGTACACCAGTGCCTATGCCAGACAAGTATATTGTCGAGATGATAGCCGATTGGGGCGGGGCCGGAATGGCCTACTCCGGCCGGTTTGACCTGAAAGAATGGTTAGAAAAACATTGGGGGCGAGTTAGTTCACAACTTCACCCACAAACCAGAGAAAAGGTGTCTAAAATTGTGGCGACACAATACGGGATAATCATTCCCTACTAACTGAGTTTTATTTAAGCGGCTATCAAAAGAGGAAATTAGTCAGTCAAAAGGCTAATTTCCTCTTTTTTGTTACAACAGGTGTGTTATAATACTTATTAAGAGATGCTATTATGAAACTACCCCGACCAGCTAATCATTATAAAAAAGAATATAGTTTGTACCGGGCCGCTATGCGGGTTATGGAGCACAAGCCTACTGGTTGGCAGTGGTGGGTACAAAATTGCAAAACACATTGTCAAGATGTTTTTCCCGAATTTTTACCGCTTATTACTGAGTTGTTTGATTCTTATTCCCCCGCCACACTGGGGCAATTAAAGCCAAAGGATGGGGTAGGTTTAACCTATGATGAATTAGAGGCTTTAGAGCGGTTGCAAAGTTCAGACCAATAGTTACATGATTTGTTGAGGAGATGTATGGCAAGCATAATTTCAAATGAAGAAATAGTAAAAGTTTATGAACGGGCAAAGGCCGGGGAATTGGTTTACCAAATCGCGGCTGAATACAACGTCTCTGAAACGTATTTCTACCGCCGCTTTGGGGTAATGGGTCTAAAGTTACCACCCCGCAAAAGAGGGCCAAAACGCGCCCGGCCGGAGCAAGATTTAACCGAACAGGAAGTAAGGGATGCCCATGCCAAATACTCCAATGGGGCTGTTTTGGCGGTTGTCGCCCAGGAGCTAAATGTCACGTCCTCTGTTTTGCGGCGGCGGTTTATTCAGTATGGTTTACCCCGTAGCGTACCCAGGGGATACACCGACCAAATCCCACAGGAAGTAAAAGAAAAAATTATGTCTGAATATATGAGCGGGGTGGCTATATGTTTGTTGGCTAAGAAACACAAGATGTCTTTCTACACCGTCAAAGCCATATGTGACGCATCCCCTTATAGCGTTAATAGAAAGATAGCCCCTGAGTTAGCCAAAAAGATTTATGAGGAGCTACAAGGGGAATCAACGTGGGAGCAAGTCAGCAAGAAATACAGCACCACTCATAAGCGGCTAAAAAAGGTGTTTGAAGCGTTGGGCTGGAATCCTGTCAGAGAGGCACATAACTTGAACCATGTGCCAACAGAGGAGATTCTAGGGCATTATGGGGAGGGTTTAACATTAGCCCAAATTGGTGAGAAGTACGGTATACACAAAAAGTCACTAGGGGCGATATTAAAACGGCGTGGGGTCAAGTTACCTGTTCGCAAGCTCACTCGCCAAAGAGTGCGGCGGGTTATTGTCACCGATGAAACCCTTGATAAAGTTAAGGAATTGCTAGAAAAAAGAGTATCTTTTGTAAACATAGCAAAGCGGTTAAATCTGAATTACAACACCCTCAAAAAAATTTATGAGGAGCGCAGGGGAACGATTAAAAAGAACCGGCCGGGCGCGAAAGCGTTACTCAGTGACCACCAAATAATTACCGCCCATAAGCAATTAACCGATGGCTTAGATAGGGACGAGGTGTGTAATAACCTCAATGTGTTGTGGGATACCCTCAAAAAAAGTTTTGTTCGTTTGGGGTTAACGCCTATCAACAAACCCCGTCCTAAACCATTCCAACGGCAAGACTTTAGTGAGGCAGAGATTGTGATGGCTTACGAAAAACGCAAGGCCGGGGCCAGCCGCAAAGATGTTTGTGCCATGCTCAAAATTAGTTGGACTGAGGTAGTTAAGCAATTCACTAAATTTAATTTACCTCCCCTTAATGAAGTGCCAACGGCCGGGCAAATTAAAGAGCGCAAGGCACAACAAAAACAAAAACGGCAACCAAAGAAGGCTACTCCACCCAAACAAACCCCACAGGCAACCCCGGCCGTCTTAGCCCATGAGCGGCAGTCTGGGGCCAGTGTGGAGAGTTTGGCAAAGAAATACAAATTAGAACTAGCTGAAGTGCGTAAAATGTTAGTTTCCGGCTTTTCACTGGTGCAGAAATGAAGCGAAAAAACGGCAAAAAAAGCCTTACAGACCACGTTATTCTTACCATACATCCCCGGCATGTTGCCGGAGAATCAATTACCAAACTGGCCGACGAGCTAAATGTTTATCCCCAAAACCTTTACCGCCGTTTTGAGGAAATGGGTTTATGGGTGCGCCCCTGGAATGAAGCCCGAAACGGACAAAAAACGCTCCCTCCCGTCACCTTAGAACAGGCCACGCAAGCCGTTCAAATGGTAAATGATGGTTTGACTAGAGCCGATGTTAGCCGAAAGATAGGGGTAGACTGGCATCGGTTAAGATGGGCAATAAATAAATTCGGCTTGAATGTTCAAGATAGTTCTGCCCGTAACACCCGTAGTCTAACCCCTGAAAAAATGGAGGTATTGAAACAGTACAAAACAGCTAACATGACAAAACAACAACTAGCAGAAAAGCTAGAATTGCCTTTATCAACAATTACATATTGGCTAATTAGACTTAATTTACGCCAATACAAACGCCAAAATGGAGGCGATAATGGACATGACATTTGATGAACCCGTATTAACGGGGAAACCAGCCCAAAACAAACAAACCTCAGTAGTGTTTATTTTTAGCCGGGGGGAACGCCCTGAAACAGAGGTATCTATCCCAAACAGCCATTACAGCATTGGTGATTTTGTCTCCTTTGAGGGTGATGCTTTAGAAACGATTTACAAGGTGGGGGGCATCAGACACCACTTAGTTTTGAACGGCAATTTAAGCACCCGCAAAACCTTTGTGGTGCTGTCTAAATTAGAGGAATAATGAAGCAATACCACGACCTCTTATGGCACATCCTCAAAAATGGGGAGCAAAAGAGTGACCGCACAGGAACGGGAACAGTTAGCACCTTTGGGTATCAGATGCGTTTCGACCTTAGCACCTCTTTTCCGCTTCTCACCACTAAAAAAGTACACTTTAAGTCCATTGTTCACGAACTACTTTGGTTTTTGAAAGGCGAAACAAATATTGCTTACCTCAAAGAGAATGGGGTATCTATTTGGAATGAGTGGGCAGATGAGGTGGGGGAGTTGGGGCCAGTATATGGCAAACAATGGCGTTCATGGGCCGGGGCCGATGGGCGAACCGTAGACCAAATAACCGAACTGGTTAATGGCCTGATTGACAACCCACATTCCCGCCGACACGTTGTTTCCGCATGGAACGTGGGGGAAATTGACCAAATGGCCTTGCCCCCTTGTCATTGCCTCTTTCAGTTCTATGTTTCCACCACCAATCGTTTATCTTGCCAGTTGTACCAACGCAGTGCAGATGCTTTTCTGGGAGTGCCGTTTAATCTTGCCAGTTATGCCCTCTTAACTCTGTTGGTTGCCAATGTGACGGGATACCGGCCGGGGGAGTTCATTCATACCCTGGGGGATGCTCATATTTACCTAAACCATCTCTCTCAAGTTAATCAATTATTAGACCGTGAGCCACGGCCGCTCCCAACGGTTAAGTTAACTCGCAGATATGATATTTTTGATTTTGTTTATGATGATATTGTTTTGTCTGGCTACAATCCCCACCCGGCGATTAAAGCCCCTGTAGCAGTTTAAGGAGATGCTATGAATAACCTGATTGACCCAGATGATATTGACCAAACTGTACAGCTTCGCTTCACCCTAGACTTTGAGCCATTGAAACAATTACCCAAAGAGGTGCGGCCGCAAACACGGAAGGAACGATTTGAGGCTTTCCATATGCTCAACCCTCATGTTTATAAAAACCTTGTCCACATGGTACAAGATGACTTTAATGCGGGTGTTGGGCATATGAGCATACAGTTTTATATGGAAAGCCTCCGGCGTGGTGCTATACGCACATCAGGGGACAAGTGGAAAATAAATAATTCCTATGGGGCTTTTTATGCCCGAAAGATTATGTCAGAGTACCCACATTTACAGGGGTATTTTGAGATTCGCACACGGCGAAAGGGGAAGTGATGAAAATATCAATTGTGGCGGCCATCTCAAAGAATGGGGCCATAGGGCAAAATGGACAACTGCCCTGGCACTTACCAAATGACCTAAAACGTTTCCGGGCCATAACAATGGGGAAACCCGTTATTATGGGGCGCAAAACAGCCGAATCATTACCTAAGCCTTATCTGGGGAAAATTGTTAATCAACATCATGGGAATATTTTGGTGGAGTTCCAGCCCCATTTCCACCCGTTGCCCGGCCGGACGGCCATCTTAATGAGTGAACGAAAGGATTATTACAAGCCGGGGTTTATTTCTGCCAGTAGTGTGACCCATGCCTTAGATATTGCTCAAGTATGCGGCCGGTATGATGGGGAGATAATCATTGCGGGGGGAGCGGCAATTTATGAGGCGTTTTTACCAATCGCCACACACCTGTATCTAACCGCAGTAGATACGGTGGTGCAGGGGGATAAGTCTGTCTTTCCTCTGTCAGTCTTTCCGGCATGGGATACCAGTAAGTGGCGGCTCATTAACTACTTACACAATCCCGCAGATGAAGCCCACCATTTCTCTTACACCTTCCAAGATTTAGAGTTAATAGAAAACTAATGCCCGGTAAAAAAGGGAAACAGGAGGAAAATAAAAATGTTGGATAACGAAGATTTGGCAAGCACAGTACAAAACACCTTGACTGACTTAGCGATTGATGGGGATGCAAAGGCTATTTTTCACATACTAAAGCCAATGGACAAAAAGGACGAAACCATAGAACTTTGGCTTTTTAATGAAGATGATAATGGTGAAGATGTTTTGAGTGCGGCGGATGGCGGTAAAAAGTGGGCGATAGAACAGGTTAACAAACGCCGCAATCTAGTTGAGCATGTGATGAAACAGATTGACCCAGAAAAGGTTTACATCACCGTTATTCCATTCTACAAAGAGATAGTTTCTGATTTGGTCAAAGGTAGTGATATGGAGACATATCTTTACAATCTGTCTTTAGATGTAGATGATTTAGAAATAAGCACCACCATTGATTACGACGAACAAACAGTGTTTATTTGCGAATACAACCCCATTAAACCCCTCTAATCACCATGCCCCTTAAAGAAAAGCCCATCCCTATTCACCAATACCCTGATTTCTGGCATGAGATAGCCTCTGCCTTAAATATGAAGGTTGAGACGATGCAGAAATATGAAGGTACGGATAACCCAGAAGTGATGCTTGACCGTGCGTATTTAGTGGATAAGGAGGGGCGCAAGGTTTGGCTTTATCTAATCTTTCAAACGGGAAAATGGGTAATTGAGGTTAGTAGCACCTACCCACAAAACCCCATCTTTGGGGGGTATCGTGGCAAGCCCCTCTCAATTTGTGTCAGCGAATCACGACCGGCCGGGGCCATAGCGAAAGATATTCAACGGCGTTTTCTACCTGAGTTTGTGAAAGAGCATGACGGCCGGGTGGTGCAAATAAAAAAAGATATTGCACAATGGCGGGAAGTGATGGAAAGAATGGAGGAACTTTTACCCAACGTTCCTTTGCCGACCGAACAGGCAAAAACTTATCGCCTCACCCGCCACTATTCCCCGCCAGGCCACTTAGAGAGAGGTTACAGTGCATCGGCCGCTGTTCACGCTTACGGCTCAATCACCATAGAATTTAGAGGGGATTTAGACAACCCTATGACAATGGCTATGTTGACTACCCTCTTTCGTTATGCCCCGGCCGGGCAAGATAACAACAGCCGGGCAGAGGTGCACCCATGTCACGGCTAAAACAAGAAACACCCTTAACCCATGAGTACCCTGACTTTTGGTATGAGTTGGCAACCGCTTTAGATATGACGGTTGAGCTTGTGCCTAGAAACGGTTGGGATAACTCCCCCGGCACAGAAAACAAGATGGTTTATATAGTGGATAAGGCGGGGCGTAAAATTTGGGTTATGCTGGTATTTGAGGGTGGTAAGTGGTCTATCTCTATTAACTCAAGTTATCCCCGTAACCAGATTTTTCAAGGCTCATATGGTGAACCAGTTAATATCCATGTCAGCGAATCACGACCGGCCGGGGCTATAGCGAAAGACATTCAACGGCGTTTTTTACCGCTTTTCGTCCCCCGGCATGACGAAAGTGCGCGAAAAGCAAGAGAGGATTGGGCAAGATGGAATGACTTAATGGAAAGATTAGAGGAAGTTATACCGGGGCTAGAAATGCCCCGTCAGGATGTTGGAAGTCAATACACCATAGAAAGGCGTAAATCAGCACAAAAGGACAATGGTACTGGCGTGGTTAACGTCACGGTTTCTGGTTCAGTTGATTTAACCTTTAATGGGCATATAGATGACCCCTTAACTATGGCTATGCTGGTTACTCTCATGCGATACGCACCGGCCGGGGACAAGCCAGTTATTAAAGCCAGGAGAAGGGGTTAAAAGGAAATTGTTATGGCCAGCCAAAAAAGAATTATTTTTAGTGATGAGAAATGTAAGGTTAGCTGTCAGATAAAGTTTAGTGATGGTGAGCCTACTGTCAGTTTGTTTGATGAAAGAGGGGATTCGGTTGAGATTGGTAAAAGCACGGTTGAGTTAAGTGCGGTTGCTGATTTAGTCTCTAAAGCATTACATGAGATAAAAAACGCCCCACTTACCAACCCGGCATCTAACAATCTCCCCGCCCCGGCCGGAAAGATTGACGCAACATTTTGGGAGAAACAGTACGATTGGCGTACCGCCCCAGAATGGGCAAGGTGTGCCACGATACACAGGGACGCTCAAGGCTTTTATGTTGGGACTTGGCATGAATATCTACCCGCCGTGTGCTATACCGACATGAACTTTGTAACAGGTGCTTTCATGTCGGTATGGGAAGGGCCGGGTAGAAAAGAAACATGGGAAACGGCTCTTAGTGGGGAACTTCCCTGGGAGCAATCGCTAAGAGCGCGGCCGGGAAGTCGTTTTGTGCCACAAAACTCACCATTGACAAAGTAACGCAAACCGCCTATAATTAGCTTTATAACTTAACGAAGTAAAACAATTTTCCAACTGGCTTTTATAATTTAATTAAACACACATTCAGCATAGGAGATGCACCATGACCGATAAAAATGTTAGCCCCGTTGTAGTTGCCGTTGATACCCGTACATATAACCCTTACCAATTCGCCTCAGAGATGTTAGATAGCGCACTTGCCAACAGTTCCACCTCAGAACAATTTGCCGCTTATGGAACGGTTGAAGCAACCGCCAAAGCCATCGCCAAATTTCATTTTGACAACGGCTTAGAAATTGTTGATTTTGATGGTGAGAAGTTTGGTCAAGATTGGTTAGCTGGTAAATTAGAAGATGTAATTAACGTTAGCGTTCAAGATAAAACCTCTTTTTATTTAGATGCACGGTATCAATTTTTGACCACGCACCCGGCCGGGCAAAAGTTGGGATGGCGGGAAGCATTAGAAGTTATGGCTCAAGAGTTGGCAATGCTTGATGGTGGGTTATCAGAGGAAGGCCACCCTGTCTACGTTTTTGAAGGGAATAAATTTGAATTTGATACAAACTCAAAAGAGTTTTTTACTCTCTAAGCCGTAAGTAAAAAAAAAGGTAGAGTAACAAAAAAGAGGCCATTGGCCTCTTTTTTGTTGTGTGTTATTCGTCATCCCCCGGCTTCCAGTCATTGTAATTCCCGTCCGGGAAGTAAAGAGACAATATTTTTTGTCTGTCCGGCCGGTTGCCCACAATCACCAGATTGGGGTTTTCCTTCAGTAACTTCTCTGTCTCGTCATCATACTGTAAGACAAGTTTCATTAGCTTTTTATGCTCTATTCCCCCACCAAAGGAAGGGTTTCCCCGCCGTTCCTGAGAGCCTAAAACAGATAACCCCATTCCTACATTACGATTCCCCGCCCGTTGTGCTTTGGTCATTTTGAACCGCCGGGGATTGTTCGCGTGTTTCATCGCTTTGTTGTAACTCACTTTTTACCGTTCCTTTGCGCGGCCGCCCGGCCGTGGGCCGGGGCCGAATAGCTTCTACTTCTGTGCGGAAAATAAACCAGTTGCGCCCCTTCTTAAAACCAACCCCGCTTTTTTCAAAGCCCCTTTTTATGAGCCTGGAGGCGCGAGAAATTGACACATTAAACATCAAGGCCACTTCACCAGAGTTCAATAAATCGCTGGTATCCATTACTCGCTCCTCTGAAAAGCAAAACAAGATAAATAATAAACCTCTTCGCCCAACGAAAAGGAACAAGAGTGCATCATACCAACCCTGTAAGTTTTTCTATGCAGAACTATGTCTTTAGGGCGATTAGGCCGTTCATGCGAGAGAAGATTAAAATATTGCATCCCTATTTCTTCTGGCACAGGGGATTGATTTAGATACTCTGGTGGCATGATTAACTGCCCATTAAGCGGCAGGATTGAGGGGTTAGCCAAAAACATGCTAAGGCTAAGATAGGTGAAACTGTGGCGTTCTTTGGTTGGGGGCGGTGTTGGTTTGTAGAGATAATCAACCGGCCGACTAAACCCCCGAAAGTCAATCAATATCTCAGTGCGCCATACAACCTTTTCGTGAGTTACTAGGGTGTAAGAGAGAGGGTCATGCCCTTTATTTGTGAAGGAACTTAACGCCCTTTCAAAGCTAATATTTCGGACTTGCTCAAGAACTTCTTGTTCTTTGGGGGAGATAGTAGGAAGTGTTTTCCCGAAAGAATAAATATAATCACTTGTTTCCTGCATTGGTGGCATCTCCTTTTAGAAAACTAAAGGGGTATTTCGTTTGATTGTTCATAAAAGCATCTCCTAAGCCGATATTCTATTCATGTGGTTAAAATTAGGCAATCATTTGACCAATTTTGTACCACATTGCTAAACTAGGGGTTTATGAGTAGGCATGTATCTACAAAAACAAAGTTAAGGGTACTTATTAGAGACTTTGGTCATTGTAGGTACTGTGGAAAGTTCCCCGACATCTTAGAGTTTGACCATGTTTTACCAGTATCTAGGGGCGGGGGAAGTTGGGGGAACGTTGTTTGTAGTTGCCGGGAATGTAACCGGGCAAAATCAAACAAACCCAACTGGCAACCAATACCTTTGAAATGGTATCAAGTTGTTTTAGATGTTTTGCTGATTATCTGGTTTGATGATTGGCCTCTGTAATGTAACTGAATTTCTAGCAAAGGAGATGCTTGTATGACCCCGTTTTTTTTGACCCTCATTATTTTTGGTATTGCCGGTTATGTGGCGTGGAATTTGCGCCCCATGAACGCCAAAGCGGCCGTGAATTACCTTATCGGCATGTGTGTTGTGGCCGCAGTTGTGGTATTCATGCTGGTTTGGGTAGTGCCTACGGCCTTCACTAAATCCCAAACTCAAGTAGGAAACAATTGGTTGCCTATCGTGGGTGAAGCCAGTCACGCCGTTGGTAATTTGGGGTTGCGTACTGGTTTGTGGGGCAATACCACGAATACCACAATGGATTATTACTACCAATCCAACACCCCCTACACTCCCCCTCAACAGTATCAAGCCCCGGCCGTGGGCGGGGGGTATGCTCCACCACCAAACTATAGCGGGGGTGTACCGGCCGTCAACCAACCACCCGTTTCCTATGCCCCGCCTGTAACCGTTACCGCAGAAATGCAGGTATTGTTCGGCTATTACACTCAGTTAGCCGATGCTGAAAAAAGCGGCGACCGCACCAAAGGCCGGGCGGTAGTTCAGTCTATCTTGGCTATGTCCCCTTTGGATGTTCAAGGTTTGGCGGCACAAGATAAGTTAAATCAGGCTGAAACCGTATTGACCACTCGCACTCAGTTCTTTGGCGGGGTGCAACATAGTTTTTGGGCTGACAGTTCTATTCAAACCCAAACACGGCAAATGTTGGCGGGGGGTACTTATGTGGTTTTGAATGACGGGGCAAAGGCGTGGACAAGTGCTTGTGATGAAACAGCCACTATCCAAGAAACAAGCCCAGGTTGGTTGTTTGGTACGACCTACTCACTGCCCCGTTGTTATCTCAATCAATTTGGTACGGCCGTGGCCGGGGCCATCTTCACAGTACGGTAGGTGTATGATGCAACCAGACGCAATGCGTACCATCAAAGATATTTTGGTAAATGGCTTTAAGAGCCTCAAAAACTACTCCGGCCGGGTGCTTGGGGTAGTGGCAACGTCCCTTTTCTTGTTATGCACCTTCGTTTTTTGGGTAATGTTCAGTTTTTATGCACAGGTTTCCTTGATTTTCAATAGTGAAGATAGCTCTTTAGGCGTTGTTGGTTGTTTGGGTACTTTGTTGTTTATTGCCTTTGTCGCCTCTCGCCTCAAAGGTTAGGAGTAGTAGTTATGGACATGACCACAGTAAGAAACTTTGTAAACCAACGCACGACCGGCCGGGGCTTGGCTGACATCGTAAATGATGCTGGCGGTTTTGTCGTGAAAGCGGCCGGGGTGGGAGTATTTACCGTTTGTGGGGGAGGCTTTGTCTGGGCTAGTTTTATTGAAAACGTTTTTGGGCCAGAGGAAGTTGTACCCATCTCTGCCTTTACCTGCGTAAGCGGTGGCATTTTAACCTACGGCACATACCGGGTAGTTAACCATTTCCTCAATAATGGTGATTTAGGTCAAATTGTGACTATGGGCGTGTTCGGTGACAATCCCCCGGCCGGTGGCTCTAATTCGCCTAACCCAACTACCCCAAACATACCCCGGCCGGTTAGTCAGCCGTCCCGCCCCGTTGCCCCTGTTATGCGGCACGAAAGCCCCGCCCCGGCCGCTCATGCACCATTGCCGACCGGCCGACCTGTCTTAGCTGGTGAACAATCAGACCCGGCCGTGATGACTTTATTGGCTGATGCCCTGCATAACCTTGTGATTGGGCATACAGGGGGGGGTAAAACAACCCTGTATCATGCGTTAACCGCTATGTGGGTAAAACGGGCTAAACGTGAACCAGACCCCGCTAAACAAGGCTTAGTGGTTGTCTTAGACCCTGATGCCGCTATTGGTCTGTGGCCGGGGTGCAAAGTTTACGGACGGGGGAGCAACTATGACCTTATTGATAAAGTGGCGGTTAACATCGGCCGGTTATTCGACCGCCGCAATAAGTTATATGCAGAAGGGGCAGAGGATTTTCCCCCGCTTTATGTGGTTATTGACGAATATGCGGCGGTAACGGCTAATACACAGTATGTCAAACCCGTTGTAGAGCAAATCCTACGCCGGGGCCGGAAATTAAATATTCATCTAATGCTTGGGGTACAAGACAAGCAGATGAAAACAATGGATATGAAAGGGCAAACTGATTTGATGCAAAACTTCACCTACATTGTCCAAGCCTTAAAAGACCATAAAACGGGGGAACGAAAACTGGTTATTGCCGATGGGTATGGAGGCAACAAACAAGAGTTTGTGACCCCCCGCTTACCCGACCCGAAGTTGTACAAAAAGCACTGCCCAACCCCTGCCCAGGCTCCTCTTTGGGAGCAATTAGCTATTAACGAAGGGGATAACCGTCCGCCGACCGATGACGAAAGCGAAGGGGAATATATGGGCAATTACCCCTCTACCCGGCCGGACGAGGCCACACAACGACCTATGCCTATGGTTTATCCAAACGGGCAAAACACCAGCCGCACCAGTGTTTCCCGGCCGGTGCAAAACGGGGCGCAAAATAACCAACTGAACTGGCAACGCCCCAATTATGAGGTGGTGCAAGGTGAAACACCAGTGTTTACACCAGTGCAAAACACCACTAAAACACCACTTTTTGAGGGGTATAACCAGCCAGTGGTGCAAGGCATTGTACCAGGGGAAGATGAAGATTTAGAGGCTAATAGCGGGGGAATCCCGGCTTATGTCAAAGCCAAATTAACTGAGTTTTTGAGCGACATATCCCCCGCCACAATTCCCGGAATCACGGCCGGGGAGCATCGTGCAGTATCGTTTATGTTGCTCAATGGCTATAGCCAAAACAAAACCATTTTGGCTATTTGGAACTCCAAAAATGCCGTGCGTAACAACGCTGTTTCGCAGATTAAAGAGAACCTTGAAAAGATGTTTTAGAGGCAAAAATGAGTACCTTACTGGCTGTTTTAACGCTCATAATTAGCACAGTGATTGATTTAGGGGCGGTATGGAAGGGTATCCGTACCGCCCTTCGTTATTGTTTTTGGGGTTGGTTAGGGTACGTTTATCTCACTGGTGGGTTTGAAACTGAACGAATCTCACACCTATTCCCCCCCACTATCACCCGTTGGGAGCGGCTTATCGTGCGTTCTGCATCGGCCTATGATGTTGACCCTAATGCCCTGGCAACAATTATGTTGGTTGAATCATGTGGCAACCCAGAGGCGGTGTCATCGGCCGGGGCTATGGGGCTTATGCAAGTGATGCCCCTAAACTTCATGTCCCACGAACTCCCCCTTGCTTATGACCCGCAAGTGAATATTGACAAAGGAGCGGCGGTTTATCGCACCTTCCTCAATGCGGCCGGGGGGGATGTAGGCAATGCTTTTGCTGGTTATAACGGCGGTTTTATGGCCTTAAATTCAAAGAATTGGGGAGAAGAGACGCAAAGATACAGCCGTTGGACAAACGACATTTACAAGGGCGTTTTAAGTGGTAATGGTGAGGCGATTAGAGAGTTTTATACCCAACATAAATACGGTTGTACGAAGGCTGAATTAGTGCGTACCCCAGATATGTCAATTCAAAACCCCTTACCGGCTTGGGTGAACTACCTCTCTAAACAAGTGCCAGACATTTATCCGGCCGGTGAGGGAGAGGTGATTTTGCCGTACCCGTCAAATGTCACCCCCACTCTGGTAGACAATGGGTTACATGGGGTGGGTGATTGGCCGGGGCGTGATTGGCTTGCCCCATGCGGAACTCCCCTTTATGCCCCTATTTCCGGGGTTGTCGTGCGAAAAGGGACTGATAGCTATGTAGGGCCATACGGGGCCAATAACAGCTATTTGGCTTTAAAAAACAAGCCTTTGGGCTTGGAAGTGGTAATGATGCACGGTGATTACATCGTAGAAGTGGGGCAAGAGGTGGTACAAGGGCGCACAGTTGTAGGGGTTGAACGCTCTAATGGGAACTCCACAGATTGCCATACCCACCTATCGGTAAAGAAAAATGGGCAAATCATTGACCCATTACAATTTGTCAGTCATAATTAGTTTGTCTGTCATTTGACAGACATTTGACACATGATTTGTAAAAGGAGATGCTAATATGTTGACAAATGTCCGCCCTGCTATGATTAAGTTAAATGAACGTTCCTCTAAATGGTCATTTGTAGATAGCTCCATTGGAGCGGTAGACGCTATCCAACGGCTGTTTACTGAAACCTCTTGGCGCATTGCCCCTATGATTATTGTGCTATCCCCGGTTATCTTTATGGGGGCGGCCGTCTATCATGGGGCGCGTGAGGCGTTAGGTGATTTTGTGGCTTTCTTTATGGCCGCTTCTATGGCTATTGGCCTTGACCTGTTGGGTATGGGTTCAGCTAAATCAACCATTCGCTTCTTAATGGCCTTGTGGGATGCTGAATTAAAAGAGCATGTCAAAATCTACAAATTCTTTGCCCTTGTTTCCGGCTTAGGTGTGGTGCTGTATGTTGTTATTGCCATCGTTGCCCTAATCCTACTGGAAGAAATGAGCCAAGCCTTACGGATTATCGGTATCATGCTTTACATCTTGGCCCCACTTTCTTATGCGGTTAATGGTATGATGAACTTTGCCAACATGGTTGACCAAAAACACGCCACAGAAAAAGAAGCCGAACAATTAGCCGCAATAGCCAAGATTGAAAGTGATTCGGCTGTAGCTAAGGCTGAACAAACACGCTTAGAGAGTGAGGCCAAAGAAGCGGCCGACCGTGCTTATCAACTGGAAAAAGAGGAACGAGAATTTACCCACCAGATGGCCTTAAAAGCACAAGAGCTAGAACATAGCCTTAAACTACAAAAAGAAGCCGACGAAGCCCGTCAAAAATTAGAGCGTGACCAATTGGCTTACCAGTTGCGTATCGCTCAAGAGCAAACCAAACAGGCGCAAATCCAAGTACAAGCCATTGCCCCGGCTTCTAGCCCGGCCCCGGCCGCACCAAAACGCAAAAACGAACTAACCCAAGAGGATTGGTTGTTTATTGCGGGAAGTGACTGGAAAGCAGTCATGGAAAAATACGGGCAAGCTGAACGTACCGCCCGGCGTTGGGTAGAAGATGCTTCTAAACATCTAAACTAAAATTAAATAATCTTTCTAGTAAACAGCCTCGAATATTCGAGGCTGTTTTTTGTTAGGTGAACTATGCTGATTTATGACATTGCCCCAGGGCAAGAATTACCTGAGTTATGTGGTTACAAATGGCCTCATGGTTTTGTGGTGAGGAAAAGTAAGACTGGTTATGTGTTTGCTCCCCGCCGGATAAATGAGATGATAGCCTTTTTTGCCGAAGGTAAAACGATACAAGAGGCTGAAAAGAAGGCCGCTAAAATGTGGGGTGCGCCTCTTGCCTCGGCCGATGCACCAAACACGCTAGAAGGGGCGGTAATGGGCTGTATAGGCTATTTGCAGAGTGAAGGGTTAAGGCACATAGACGTTGACATTATTAGACAGTTTATAGGCGACTTTTACCATGATGCCGTAGTTAGCGACACTGCTTTAAGGCAAGCTATGGACAACGGCGTAAAGGCGGGGATTTTAAGGAGATGGGCGGGGGAGGATAAATGGTTTTATGCTGTTACCGAACTTGATACTCTGAACCCGCTAGAAGCCCCTAAGCCAAACATAAAACAGGCTCATAACCTAAAGAGCAAACAAAAGTTTATTGAGCTATTGGCTACTGTAAAAGAGCTAACAGAGGCCAGAGTACCAACCACCAAACAAGCCATACAACGGGCTATGTTCAAAACAGGTAGAGAGCGTTGGCAAAAACGGTACTTAGTTTGGGCAGTTAGGGATGGGCTACTGGTTAAGGGGGAGGCTGGTAACGGGGAAGTGGTTTATTTGATACCTTGAACATTCAAGACAAAAGATATTGACAACGTAACGCAAATGTCATAA